CTGTCATATTATCTGCCACTAAGTTCTCTTTGATAGAACATTGATTTTTGTATAAAATATAGCCTAAAACACCTATTACTAACACAATGATTATGTATATTAAAATATTTATTTTATTCATATTATAAAATAAATAGACAAATTATTGTATTGCTTTAGTTACATCAGAATAATGGATTTTTAATAAAGGACCGCCATATAACATGTTACATGTTTCATTATTATTGGATGTTCCCGTGGATGAGCTTGTGAATGTTCCTGTGGATGTTCCCGTGGATGAGCTTGTGGATGTTCCCGTGGTTGTTCCTGTGGTTGTTCCTGTGGTTGTTCCTGTGGTTGTTCCTGTGGTTGTTCCTGTGGTTGTTCCTGTGGTTGTTCCTGTGGATGAGCTTGTGGATTTTCCTGTGGATGAGCTTGTGGATGTTCCTGTGGTTGTTCCTGTGGATTTTCCTGTGGATTTTCCTGTGGATTTTCCTGTGGATGAGCTTGTGGATGTTCCTGTCGATGTGTTAAAATTATTATTAGACGAAGTATCATTCTCAATAGTAAATGTAGTAAAAGCAGTATCTTTTGGACTTGGTTTTGCTTGAAATGTTTTACTAGTCTTTGCTTTGCTAAAATCGATCTGGTCTGGCATCTTTGATATTCTCATGTTAACTAATTGACTTTCTAATTTATCTAAATTTATAGGTCCAAAATTACGTAAAAAATATGTTTTATCTTCACTTAAAATTATGGTCATATTGAGTATATTAGGTAAAGTTATTTTATAAAAATTAAATCTTGTTGCGTTTGCTTTAGTAGTTGTATATGCAATACGAGTATTATTGTTTGTAGTGTCATTATTAGGGTCCAATTGAATATACTTTTTACTACCACTATCAGTATAATAAATAGTAAAGGGACTACTATTAATAGGAATACCGATTTGCATCATAATATTGTCTATTTGTTTAGTAGTTAACGTTGTGTCAGTAACAGGAGCAGGAGAAGGAGCAGGAGCAGGAGTAGGAGTAGGACCTGGAGCACCTACATAAAAGGTAACCTTACCTTGACTAACTTGAGTTTTAGAAACATTATTTTTAAAATCGGGTCCTGCATAAATAACAACAGGAAAAGTAAATAACTTATTGCCACTAGCTAAACTATTTGAAGATGGACTTCCTGATGTTCCAGAATATTCTTGAAAATTTAAATAACCACTATTCCTCACGTACCATTTTTTATTATCTACAATTGTATAAAAATTATAATTATCAAACTCTTGTAGTCCCACACTTTTTCCCTCACTGGTCGGAAGTTCAGTAAAAAATAAATTAGCTTGTGTTATATCACTAACTAAAATTCCACAAGCATTATCATTATCTAATGGTTGTCCCTGCATAATACCGGCTTGATTTACCGGAGCGATTTTTAAATAATATTTTGAATCTGTATCAGTTGAACTGGAATTGGGATTAGAATTAGAATAAATATAAAAACCATCGTTAGTATTAGGATTTGAAGTCATTCCTTCCAACAACTTCCCCTTTTCATGAAAATAATAGCCTAAAAGACCTATAAATAACAAAATCAAAATGTATATCAAAATGTTTATTTTATCCATACTATAAAATAAATACATATATTATTTACGATGAACACATTTCACATATTTCATTTTCATCTTCCTGAATTCCGCTATTTTCCTTCTTCTCAGGTTCAATGGTGAATTGTTGTGCTTGATGACGACCTCTACGTCGCAAATAATAAATTCCCGTTTTCAGTCCCTTTGCCCATGCGTAAAAATGCATCGATGTCATCGAAGAATAATTCGGATCTTCCATCCACAAATTTAATGACTGACTTTGACAAATATATGCCCCACGATCCGCAGCCATATCAATAAGACTCTGCATCGAAATCTCCCACACTGTCTTGTATTTGTTTCGTATATTTTCCGGAATCATGTCAATTTGTTGCACCGATCCGTTGTTTGCAATAATGTTGTTCTTCACCTTTTCATTCCAAAGCCCTAAATCAAGTAAATCGCGCATCAAATATTTATTGGCCATAATAAATTCACCGGCTAAAGTACGTCTGCTATAAATATTCGATGTGATCGGCTCAATACATTCATTATATCCTAAAATTTGTGAAGTGGAAGCTGTCGGCATTGGGGCCATTAACAAGGAATTCGCCAGTCCATTATTCTTTATTTTCTCCTTTAAACCTACCCAATCATAACGTTCTTGTGTGGGCTCTACATTCCACATATCGAACTGTAGCACTCCGTTTGCTGCGGGTGAACCGTAAAATGTTTCATAAGGTCCGTCGACGGTTGCTATTTCGCAGGATTTCTCCAAAGCTGCATGATAAATTGTCTCGAAAATGTGCTTGTTGAGTGTTTTTGCTTCTTCCGACTCAAAAGTATATCCCATTTGGATGAAGGTGTCGGCGAGACCTTGGACGCCAATACCAATGGGGCGATGGCGCATATTGCTGGTGTGGGTCTTTTCCGTGGGATAGAAATTGACGTCGATCACCTTGTTGAGGTTGTTGGTGACGATTTTGGAGATTTCGTGGAGCTTTTCGAAATTATAGGAAGGTGGTTGTGTGCTGGTGTCTACGAATGATGGAAGTGCAATGCTCGCCAGATTGCACACGGCGGTTTCTTTGGAAGTCGATACCTCCATAATCTCGGTACACTGAGATGTATACATACCATTAAAAATTCCCGCATTTTTCTTAGGTTCATGAAAGCAATAGGTATTATCTCTACGCTCCAAAGGAGTAATACTGACAATTTTAACAAATTGTTTTGCTGACCGTTGTGGTAATATAGCAGGAAAGATTAATCTTCTTGTAGTAAATCCTAGGGTTTTTAAAAAATAAATATCCCATGAAGAAACCAACAATCGATATAATGGTTTAGTCATATAACTTTCATGTCCACCTTTTCCATTCGGTAGATTATGTTGAGTAGCATCGCGCATTTTCGTTACCTTAGGATGAATACCACATGTTTGGAGCATAAGTTGGACCTCTAATAGAAAATCTTTTTCGATTGAGCCAATTTGAAGTGAACAATTATTTCCATTTTTAATAACTGCACCATCCGCATCAGAATATCCAGCAAACCATTCTAACTTTTCTTGTAAAGAAGCTTGGTGAGGAACAAAAAACTTTTCTGCCAAATCAATTGGAAGTATTAAATCTAAACGTGTATTATTTCCACTTTTCGATACATAATCCATGTATTCAACCAACTCTTTTTTAGCATCATATAAAGAAATTTTTGGTCGTTTTTTATTGGAAATTCCTATGCAATAATCGCTGTTTTCATGTGTGCTAATTATTGTATTTTGGTCTTGATGACGTTTACAAAAACTATTGCCTTCTTGTGCTTTAAACTTACATTTTTCTTCATTTGTCTGATTATTATAATATGTTCCATCACCACAAAAGAAACCGTGTGTATAGCTATATTTCATAGGTTCTTTACCATCAATTAACGGATATTCACATTTTACTAATTTTTGGTTTACTTGTAAATCCTTTGCTTCTACTATTAGAGGTTTTTTCGAATGATAACTGTCTTGAATATAAAATTTATGATAAGGAGTACATGTAAGTGATCGTCCGTCACTCGTTTTCACTTCCACTAATTCTTGATTTTCACCCGTTTGAATAATTTCCACATTGCTAAATTCTGTTCCATTCCAAACATCGACATGTTGTCCTACTAACGATTCTATACAAATATGTCCTTGTTGTGTTAATATAGGTGTTTCTGGTGCTACACAAAGGTTAGAAGACTTGATAATACCGATGTTCTTTTGATTGGACTTGCGATTTGCGGCGTCCTTATAACACAAATACGGTGTGCCCGTTTCCATTTGTGCGTCGAGTATTTGGAACCATAGATCACGCGCCTGCATCGTTTTCTTTCCTCGGCCTTGTGACTCATAGCGTTCGTATAGTTCTTTGAATTCGTCACCGTATACGTCGCTCAAACCGGGGCATTCGTCGGGACACATGAGCGTCCATGTGGAATTGGTTTTCACACGGTCCATAAATAAATCGGGAATCCAAAGGCCATAAAACAGGTCGCGTGCTTTGAGCTCTTCATCGCCGTGATTTTTACGCATTTGGAGGAAGACTTCGATGTCTCCATGCCAAGGTTCCAAATAAATGGCGAAACTGCCATTGCGCTTACCGCCTCCATTATGGACAATACCATTATGCAAAGTATAATTATGCTCCTTTGTCATTTGCAAATCGTATAATGTGCCTTTATATTCCGTGTTTTCTATTTTCTGTACACGGGTAAACAGAAAATTCTCATAGCGGAAGAATTTGAAAAACTGATCGTCTTTGTAAGCACATTCCAAAAGAGAACACATTTCACGCGTTTTTGGAATTCGCAAAACGTAGTTTATTTTCTTATGTTCAATTACACTTCCATAACACGATACATGACTATTTCCTACTCTGTTTCTCTCTAAACCACTTGTTAATATTCCCATACGTAAACACAAGTATCGAAGATTTTCGATCAAATGATACGAAGTGTTATCAAATACCAGTTCCTTTGCACTCATACATCCATCCGTATCCAATAAACCCCGGATTATTTGCTCTGCTTTATACAATGGTAAATGCAACCACCTTGACAACATTCGCTTTTCCTTGTTTTCATTGTAAATATCATGATAACGGAAAGGTAACTGCAAATTCTTATTCCAACGAATTCGCGTAGTGTGATTGTGTTCTTCTACAAAATATTCAATACAGCGTTTTTCAAAATAGTGTATCAGAAAATCCTTTACATTTTGCTTGTTTTCACTATGCATGCTGACATATCCCGAATTAGCGTTTGTAGGATATACACAGCCATCACCCAGTAAAATGCCATAAAAATAACAATCGTCTGCATGAATATTGGAATCGTCTTTTTCATATTCAGGTATCGAATACGCGATCATGGTCGATTCATCAACGTCTTTTGCCTCGATGTAATCCATAACGGCGAGCTTTTTCTCTAAACGATTTTTTATTACACTGTATTTCAAGCCTTTTACTTGACCAGTGATTCCATAAATCGGGTGTTCAGGTGTAATGGATAATGGTTTAATGGAGTGCAATGTATATATATTTAACATAGGTCCTTCGTAATAATGTTCCAATACATTTTCGATCGTTTCCATTTGCCCAGATGCGTTTAGTATATCCGTCACACCAGCTTCGCAATGTTGGATTTCTTTGGGCCCTTGTGTTGTATATACAATTGTTTCGGGTGTAACACATTGGTCAACATATTTCGCCGTTGCGTTATATACACGAAGCATGGGAACAATCCCGTTGGATGTTCCATTGGTTCCACGAATATGCGTCCCCGTTGATCGAATGTTATGAATATGGAGACCAATACCACCCGCCCATTTCGAAATATTTGCACAGTCCTTCAATGTATTGTAAATGCCTTGAATACTGTCGTCTTCCATCGCAATAAGGAAACACGAGGACAATTGAGGACGAGGAGTGCCTGCATTGAAAAGTGTGGGTGTGGCATGTGTGAAATATTTCTGTGACATGGCGTCATAACTTTCCTTTACACGTTCCAAATCGTCGCCGTGAATGCCTATTGCAACACGCATCCACATATGTTGCGGACGTTCCACTATTTTTTTGTTGATTCTTAGCAAATATGCTCGTTCTAACGTCTTAAAACCGAAATAATCGATCAAATAATCTCGATCATAGTTGATCATTTCCTCAAAACGTTGACTATGGTCGTGGACGACCTTATATAGGTTCTCTGATACAATAGGACATTGTTTATCATGTCCGTCTCTAAAATGATACAGGTCATTTACTACTTTTACGAATTCGCTATGGGTGTTTTTCTGCAAATTGGAAACGACAATACGTCCGGCCAAAATATTGTAATCGGGATGGGTGGATGCGAGCGAGGCACACTGTTCCGAAGTGAGTTCGTCAATTTGCGAGGTGGAAATACCGTCATATAGCTGATCGATTACTTTCATAGCCAACATGGTATAATTCAGCTGAATATTTGCTTCCTGACCAGTGTTCTTGATACGTTGCAAGATTTTGTCGAATGACACGATCTCACGCTCTCCGTTTCTTTTTGTTACATACATTTCTTCATTCTCAGTCATGATAATAATATATTTTCATAACCAGTGTTTATGTTGTTTCGTTCATTATTTTTTTTCCTAAATTCTTTAAACTCCAACGTTTAGCAATTCTCTTAAATTGCCCGCTACTATAACAAAAAAGCAAATGAAAAAACCTTTCTTCTTTGTTATGTTGAAAAACAGCATATTTAAAAATATCCGACTGGAGTGAATCGAATCCACCGTTTTGTTGAAAACGTCTAAAATTCACCACAATCAAGCCCGACTCATTGAACGTTTTGTTATACCAGTCCAATCCAATTTCCTCGATGTTTCGGACATAATTTTCTACCGCGTTACGCTTGTAAGGAACATATTGACAAATCTCGTATTGTAATTCGTCGGGTAGATCATAAAAATAATTTGACATGAGGGGTTTATAATAGGATTATGTTTTTTCATATTGTATTGCGTCGAGTTTTCAACGGAAACAGTCTCTTGGTGTATGTGATTCCTTCTTCCGTCGACGACTTTACATCATAGAATTTTTTAATATATTGATGTTTGAAGTAGGCCTTGTTTAGAAAAACAACTTCGTCTTGGTCGAAATAGAGGTTTGGATCGATTCCTGTCCATTGTCTTGCTTGTGTTTGGTTTTTCCAATCTTGACAGAAAATTTTGTATTCGATTTGATAATCTTGTGGTGGTTGGCGATAGGGAATGAAATGTTCTATGTGATATTGGATTTCGTGCGGAAGCTCATCGTAATGACTCATGATTATATTATTTAGGGATTCCATAATTTACAAAAATTATCATTTGATTTTTTCGGGTAAAAAAAAATAGGATGTTATTTTATATTTGACTAAGAAGAATGAATAGAGAAATGAGTAGTAGTGAAAAAATGGGTAATATTTGTGATAAGCCTATTTGTAATTTTGTTAAAAATGGTGATGTTAATTATGTACCAGGGATAACTGAAATAGCAAATGAACCGAGCGAAGATAATCAAAAAGAAATGCTTAACCAATTTTGTAATATATTCTTTAAGAGATATCAGGATCATCAAGTATGCATATTTAAAAGAAATCCTGATGGAACTAATTTGAGGCTTTGGAAGAATGATGAATATAAAAAGAACCCCTCAATTCAAAAACTTTACAATATTTTTACTCAAAAGGTAACAAGTCATTGTCTAATGAATGAATTTATAGAAGATAATAAATGCGAATTAAAAGATATACAAGCTATTGCGAATATTATGAATGAAGAAAGTGAAGATATAAATAGTATAAATGATATACTAAAAACGTTAAAATTGGACAATGATCCAGGCCTTAAGTCGGGCGGTAAGTTAACTATGAAGGGTGGTAACATTTCCTTGTTAAAAAAATTTTTCAAGATTAATATGGCTTTGATGTATAATGATGCATTAATGACTGCAATGTGTACTGCAAGCGAATATATTATTACCAAATATATTAATGCAGGGATTAATGGTTATAGGGAACTTGTAACATTTGCATTTGAGAATGCTTATGATGTGCAATGTCAACAAGATTTTTTATTTTTTCTTATTAGAAATACAGTAAGCGGATTTTATACAATTAAAGAAGACATTTGGCCATTTATCATGGCAAATACACCTATACTTATAAATGATATACAAAAAGGTATTGATACAGCTAAAGAGGTTTTTGATACAGCTAATACTATTATTGGAAATATTGATAATAAGATTACTGGATACATAGATGAAAAAAATAAAGAATCTAATCAAAAAGAACTCGCAGATCACTTAGGAGAGATATCAACAGAAAAACTTAATGAAGAACATAACAAAGCTTTAGAACGACAAGGCCGTTTACAGGTAATTAAGCAAATATATGACGAAAAAATTGCGAAGTTAAAAATAGATACTGCAGAAATTAAGAAAAAACAACAAATTGCGGTTCAAGAAACAAACTTAATTAAATTACATGAAGAAAGATTTGCAGATGCGTTTGTAGAAAATGAAAAGGCTAAAAAAGCTTTAAACGAAGTAAACGATGAGTTGCAAAAAATGATTGATGATGCTATTACTGATAACTCAAACATTATTTCCTTTACTACACATGCGCTTGAAAGTGGTAGAAAAGTAGCACGCGAGGCTTACCCCGACACTAATTCAGTTTTAGATTTTTTTGAGACTACTGAAAAAAAAGAAAGAGAAAAAAGAAAGAATATAACAAGAGCACTTAGAAAAGCAAGAGAAGCAAGAGAAGAAAAAGAAGAAGAAGATAACAATGAACAACAACAAGAAGTAACAACAGCACAACAACAAGTAGAACAACGAGGAGTAAAAAGAAAAGCATCAGAAGACAACATAGGAGGAGGAACAAGAAAGAAGAGAACTTCCAGAAAGGGTAAAAAGAAGGCTTCAAAGAATAGAAAGACAAAAGCAAGAAGAGCAAGAAAAAGTCGCAAAGCAAAGAAATAAATACATAATCTTCCTATAATATAAATGAATCGAAAATCCAAACGAGTAACAAAAAAGAAATCTCCACATAAAAAAACAGTCAAAAAAAGAACCACCAAACTCGAAAAATACATGAAAGATCTCATTCAAGAAAACAACGTAATGGTATTTAGCAAATCTTATTGTCCTTTTTGTAAAAAAGTCAAGGCTCATCTCAAAATGCATAATATTATGTATCATTGTGTTGAACTGGATTTAATCAAAAATGGCGATAAAATGCACGAACTATTAATCAAAATAACGAAACAAAGAACCGTTCCCAATGTGTTCGTTCAAGGCAAGCATCTGGGTGGATGCGACAAAACCATCGAAAAACTCGAATCCAATGAATTCTTTTCGTAATTTACAGCGTTTACAATTCGCATTATATTACAATATAATGCAAATATTTGAAGAACATGTAGCCGGGTTTTACATATTCTATTGTGTATATTACTTGCGAAAAACATATTAATCCACCTCGTTATGCACATAATCTTCAAACACAAATAATCTGACAAATCGTTTGAAAAAGAAATAGTTCGCCAATGTAAGCACCAAATAAACGGGTTTGCGAGATTTCAAGAATTTTTTGGAGAAAATGAAAAAACCGACTTTTTGCAAAATCTTGCCCATTTTTAGCGCTTTCTTTGCAGTGTTTACAATGATGCGTATGTTGATCATATCGGTTCAATATTTCTTTTCTACTCAATTCGCGGGTTTCTTTCCATTTGTAGAAAAAAGGTATACTGGGTATGTGTTTGTATACCCATTTTTTATAAAATCCGATGGCTTTGTCGCTATTTGTCGGCATATAATATTGTTTATTATGATGATAAGACTCATTGTGTTTCCATAAATATTGCTCTTGTTTATGCAAGATCAATGTATCGCTATCCAGAAATTTATTGGTGAAAATATGTTGCAACCAAATAGGTATTGTGGAAAATATTTTATACGCACGTGTATGCTCATTTACCTGATATTTAATGAATATACGCGTCTTGTCTTCTTGAATGGGAACCATGAATATGTGCAATCCGGAAAGCAAATTCAATCTGGGTTTTAATATTTTCAAAAAATAGTGACAAGGATACTCAAAAGTCATAAGTCCAGCGCGAGACGATTTTCCGGCGTTTTCTTCAAACAATATAGATAGATTGTTTTTCTTATTGGAAAGCAGTTCCACATTGATCGGTCCACCTTTGTCTCGCGTAGACTGTAATTTATGATGGGCGAAGGGTATGTGTGCCGGGTCGAAGAAATTTTCCAACAAAATGAAGAAGCTGAATGGCAAATCCCTGGAAAAGACGGTCGTGTTTTGTAAATTGTATTTTATTGGCGGTGGATCGCATGATGTTTGGTTGTCTCCTAAAAACGCCCATATTAAATCCCCGTGACGACAAGTGGGATAGTTTTTCACGCAAGTTCGTTCGCGGTTTTTTTGTGAAAACGCTTTGTCCATTTGAGGTATTTTCGTGCAAGCACCGCGTTCGTTGAATTCCCAACCGTGATATGCACACCTTAAATTCTTGCTTTCTTTGTCAATGTAGCCTTCGGATAAAGGTGCACAGCGGTGTGGACACACATCGTCTTGAAATACCAACTGATCGTCTTTTTTCCATAAAACATAGTCTTTACCCAATATGCGAATTTGTTTGGGGTTGGAAAAGTCAGTGGAGGAAATCGGTACAATCGGAAACCAATTGTTTACAAATCCATGACATAAAACGGGCAGCCATAATAACAATACTATCATATTGTTATTAGTGGTTTTGTATTTATATTCCTTTCCATTGAATCGACCAATACTTTACATAGAAAATAGCAATTAAAGACATTGTGACTATTTGTTTATGGATTATTCGATAGTTGTCAATCATTTGAATTTTTCCTATGAAAAAAAAGAGATTTTTAACGATCTATCGCTATCTTTTGAAAAAGGTGGATGTTATTTGGTCGTAGGACTAAATGGTTGTGGTAAGTCGACCCTTTTGAAATTATTGGCCGGTAAAACAATCTGCCCATACAAAAGTATACAAGTATTAAACAAAGATCCCTTTCGAGATACTATTTTAAACAATGATATATCCTTTTTAAATAATGAATGGGGAACGCGCACAGTCGCCTATTCCGGCTACAATATGCCTTTGCAATCAGGTTTATCCGTAAAAGAAATGATGGTGAAATTAAAGGAACAATATCCGGAAAGAAACAAAGAATTACTCGAAACATTGAGTATTAATCCCGAATGGAAATTGAATGAAGTCAGTGAAGGTCAGCGAAAACGTGTTCAATTGTATTTGGGTCTAATCAAACCGTTTCAAATCTGTTTACTCGATGAAATTACGGTTAATTTGGATATTATTATTAAGGACCGGTTTATGAAATATTTGAAAAAAGAAAGCATAGAAAACAACGCCACTATTTTATACGTGACTCATATTTTTGATGGTTTGGACGAATGGTGTTCGCACTTATTATACTTAAAACAAGGTGGTAAAGTAGGCTATTTCGATAAAAAACCTTCTTTGCCTATTTATTATTATTTATTGGACTTGCTAAAAGAAGAGCCGCTTTCCAAGAACGAAGAAGCCGAACAAAAACGAAACGAAATCACTAAAAATGCGGGTGGATATACACACGGCGTTTTACCGGAATATTACGGTAAATCATAATCATTATAAAATATACACTTTAAAGTATATTTTATTTATACACGGCCTATCCATAGCGAATTGATCGGATCATTCGGCACTTTTTCTACATTTTTGAATCCTGCTTCCGTCATAAGTTCGGTCATGTTTGTTTGGTAATACTCATAAATGTGCGGCTCGGTTACTTCAAACGCCCATTTACGGAATGTGCTTACAATCAGATTATTTTGGACTTTGGTCGGATCCAAATCAATAACCGCGAAAATACCGCCAGGTTTTACGTGTTTTTTCAACGCATTTAATATGACCTTTGTAGGTTCCTTGGGAACTTCGTGCAAAATAAACGTGCAAATAATGAGATCGTAATCTCGTTGCAAACGCGGTTCTTCGGCATTGCGGTGGATATATGTAATAGGAAGTCTCTCTTCCTTCGCACGATACGTAGCCAGAGCCACAAAATAAGGGCTCAAATCCAATCCCGTCATTTTTTTACAGTCCTTCAATGATTTCAATAAATATTCCGTCGAAATACCCACGGAAGAACCGACGTCCAACACGTCGTTCGGTTTGTTTCCACCATGTTTATCAATATAATTCAAAAGATTTTCTGTAATATTGTAACGCAACCAATTTTCGGTAATTGTCGGATCGTTTCCTTTCCAATAGTTCACCGCCATACTCAATGTGGCAGCCTCGCCTTCCAAAGCCGCCAACCAATTGAGATTCCCATCATCGTATCCGTGAAACGGACGTGTATAATAAGACGGATATACCATTGAACGATTATTGACTTGTTGATAAATAAAATCTAATTTATCCAAATCCTTTTCATAGCGATATGTTATTGCATTCCAGTCAATACCGCTTCTTTCTGCGCGTTGTATAAACCAATTTCGCGCATTTTCTTTGAGATTTATACTCAAAACATCCCATAATGTAGGGGATGCGTAAAGTTTCGTTTTTACAATACGCGGTTTTTGAATAAATCCAAAACATAGTTGAAAAAATAATAAATAAAAAAGCATGTATTTATTATCACTATTGTACATTTAAATTGTTTCGAACAAATAGTTTATAGTTTTATTAAACAAACGCCTTTTTGAAGGGGAAAATGATGAATGATTTTCTCGCCTTCTTTATTAACAGTGACTTCTGTGGTCTCCGTTTTTGGGATTTTCTTTGCCGGAGCACGATGTTCGCATCCTGTTTCACGCTCTTTTTCGATAGTTGTCCATGTGTCTCGAATAAGCGGAAGAGCCGCATCGAACCATTTTTTATTGCGTTTTACCAATACACAACTCATTTCCTCCAAATACCAGTATATTGTTGTATAGAGCGACCAACTTCGTCGTAATCGACTACGCGTTTGTTCGATCCAATGATCGACGTTTTCTTTTGTAAGTTCCATGTTTAAAGGCATATATTCGTAATGCGGCACGCCTGAATATTGTTGTGCCAGTGAATATCCTTGTGATGATGGATCATTTTCGTCTAAACGTGGATATGTATTAGAACGAGGCCGTTGCCCTTCTACTATGTCATCACTTTGGTTCGTTTCGCATATACTAATACGCTCGACGAAATACAACATGACGCCCTTGTGTTGGTGGTTATTGTCATCCCAGAATTCTTTTTCTTCTTCGTATTCCTTAAACCGTGTTTCTAGAAAATCACACTCGTCTAAATCACAACATTCCATTTGCATTTGCATTTGAATCCAATAATCTTTCAATGGTATGCCGGTGATTGGTCGGTTTACGATGTTTTTGATTTCTAACATGCGTCCATAACGATGACATTCGGGTTTGATTACTATACCGTCAGGAGAAGCTCCTATAAACGGATATTGTTTGTGTTGGATGCAGCCAAATTCCCCTATTTGTGTGTTATGCATTTGTTCGTAAAGCGCTACAGACACCGGTTCGTATTTTTGCCCCCAATGCATCGGGGAAGCAACACTGCTCGACCCATTGAAACGATAACTATTGAGCGGTTGGCATTTTTCGTAAATCAGACGATTACGCGACGCTTCCGTTCCAAATATTTTACCTAAACTGCTTGCACTAATGAGATTGTGGCGGAATGCATACCATTCTTCAGTGCGTTGTTCGGGTTGGTGTATGGATTGCAGTTCTTTTATGATCGTTTTGTATTTATCATTATAACAAGGAGGTAGGTCATCACAATGAATAGAACGGTTTGGAGGAATATGATCAATCGGCAATTGGAAATAATGTTGTATGATTTGTTTAATGTGATCTTTTAGGTGGTGTATTTGATCATCGTCACATATCATTGTATTTTCCCATTGAGCCAATAGCAAATCACAAATATCATCTGTCATTGTTTCGTAAAATTTGGGCTCGTACATATTGAGTATATGGGTCTCAACATAATCATCTACGAGGTCGTAAATCAAAGGTATGGAATCGATAAGATCATCTTCATCCATATATACTTGCACATTCTCCATTGGTTCTTTCATTATACTATATTTGGATTTGAATCTAAATATAATATCAATTTTGTTTTTAAATAATTCCTTTAAACATATTATCCCATGAAATAAAAAGTAAAATAAGCGGTTTTCATGTAATCCCTCGTTTTTTCTAAAGCATCGTATTTCATATAGCCCATTTTGAGAAAACTATCGTAAATACTCTTGGCGCGATATAAACGACCGAAATAGCCGGCAATCATCAAAAGAGCCAAATAATAAGGGAAATTGCCAAGAGGTAATGTTTTACCCAAGAAAAACAAACAGAGAATCATGTAAACAATCACATAAACAATTGTGTGGAAAAGAATGGACAATGCTACTTTCCAATTCACTAAATCAACGTATTTTGTATTTGGGTCTGTAGCCGTGTAATAAAGTTCAAAACAGTTTTTCATATATAGTATGAAAATAAAATTCATAGCATAGTATTAAAATATGCTATGAACTATAATTGTATAGTAAATACGATAAATATCATATTCTTTTATAAAGGATCAAGTTGATCAAATCAAAAATCTAATTTATTTAAGGAGGAAGGATATCTATCGAAATATTTAATTTTCTCACTCCGAAACTGCACGTCGCGGAGTGAGCGATTTCAAGGTGGAAACGCGCTTTCCATCGAAACTACGTATGGAAAACTGTTTTCGTTCTGGATGAAAAAAAAGCCCCGGTACGTTTTCAACCACTTGTTTTTCACGATCATAAATAACTTCTTTTGTTTTTGTTAGTTTCCCCTTATCCAGTGAATCGTTAAAGTATAATTTTAACGATTTTGTTTCCTTCGCCGAGAGCTCTTTTTCTCTGCAATATGACTCTGCATATGCATGAAGTAATTGTGTGCGTCTTGTTTTATCCAGTTTATTCCAATGATCCGACTTATTTTGCTGTTTTTCCAATTCCAACAAATTGTCCAGTGAAGTCATTCGCATCGTGTCTTGTATTTTATTTTCCTCAAAAGTCATTGGAATATACTCTTTTTTTGGCGGCGTTTTGGTCGCTTCTTCTGTTTTCTCTAGTTCATTATTTTCAGAAAACATTTTATTTAAAAGTTCTCTTTAAGTAACTATAAACCGCAATGTTTATTACCTTTGTATAAATAAGTTTTTAATTTATTACTTTACATTGTAAATTATTCCGCTCGTCGCCCATAGCGCGATTTCCACTCGAAACAAACTCCGAATGGAAGTCTTTCATGGCCAATTTATTGGTCTCATTGTTGTTGACGCTGTATACAACCCTTCTTATTGAATATTCCTTCATTTTGTTATAACAATCCACACACGGTTGGGACAAATGCATGTTACCGTAGTTATCTATTCGCACCACGTAGAGTGTAATCTTCTTTTTCTGTAAATTCGCCTTTAAACACTTCCTCAAAACCTCCATTTCCGCATGACACGACCACGAAGACTCTGGTAAAATATTGTCCCGGAATGTCAGACGATAATGGTTATACCCTTTTGCAATGATTTTTCCAGAGGCCACTGCAACACAGCCATGTTTATGGGCCTTCATGGTGGACTTTTGCGCCTCTTTAGCCGCAAGTTCCAGAAAACGGAAATCGGATTTTGAACAAGGTAGATTCATATTGATTGTATTGCTTCATTTGATTTTCCAATTCCCGCCGTTTTCTTTCAATTTTATCATCTATTTCCCGAAATTTTGATCGTTCTCTTGGAAACTTTAGGAAAAACATTGGATACATACCGGAAAAAATAATAAATGTTTTTCTAAAATTATCGTAAACCACAATCTTTTTATTATAAATGTCCAAGACGGAAGATAAAAAAGACGAAGAAAACAATGAAAATGACCGTTTTTTAGACATTTGTTTCGAAAAACCGAAAAAGTCCAAGAAAGTGGAACTAAAAAAACCGCGAAAAAAGCGACAAATTGCACAACAAGACTCTTGGACGTTATTTGTAGAACAATTCCAAGACGAAAACATGGATTCTATATTGGCAAAATTGGAAAAAAAGGATAAAAACTTGTCCATCCTCATTTCCCATATCAAATCCAAGATTCGTGGTTATTATGCGCAGGACAAAGAAAAGGCGCTAATCAACGACGAAAAATTCGTAAAATATGACCACGTGATCGATTTAATGAAAGAAAGCAAGAATATTTGTCATTATTGCAAAGAAAACGTTTTGTTGTTATACGAATATGTTCGTGACCCAAAACAATGGACATTGGAAAGAAAGGACAATGATTATGGTCACAATTACGACAATGTCGTATTGGCGTGTTTAAACTGTAATATTCGCCGGAAAACTATGAAAATGGAACGCTATGAAATGACGAAAATGTTGAGTCATATTGAAAAAATAAATTCATGAATAAGTAAAATACTTAAATAACAATTCTCAAAACAGTGTAATGTGCGCGGCGTTTCAACCCCTTGTGTATCATCCTCATATTAAACAAAAATTAGACCATTTTCAAATAAAAAAATGCATACCGAATTTGCTGTTTCACGGAAATTCGGGCACAGGTAAACGCACTCTTGTATATCAATATATTTATCAAATATACGAAGGAAACAAAGAAAAACTCAAAACAAATGTTATGTTTGTCAATTGTGCCCATGGAAAAGGAATCAAATTTATTCGCGAAGAACTGAAATTTTTCGCCAAATCGAATTTAAAGGGAAAACAGGGCATTAGTTTCAAAACCATTGTTTTATTTAATGCTGATAATTTGACGATTGATGCACAATCCGCACTGCGTCGATGCATTGAACTTTTTAGTTATAACACGCGATTTTTCATTGTGATCGAGGACAAAAACAAACTATTGAATCCCATATTGTCGAGATTTTGCGAAATCCATGTTCCGGATGTTAGAGATCAATCGGGAAAACCCATGAATCTACATTCTTATTATTTAGAAAGAAGTTTCGGACCGAAATTAGATAAATCCCAATGGTTTCACAATAAACTCAACTCTTTTGACGGTTCCGAAGAAAGTACTTTACGAGTAACGGAAGACATTTACGAAAAAGGGTATTCTACATTGGATCTAATTCACTGGATTCAAAATGATTCTTCTTTAGACGAATATGAAAAAACGAAAATAGTCATGCAATTTCACAAAATTCGATGTGAATATCGAAACGAAAAATTATTGCTTTTCACATTGCTTTTTGGTTTGGTTATTCGTTGAAAGATCTATTTCAATTTATCATTATAGACTATTATATGGACGATTTTGTTATATCAAATCTACACGAATCTCGTAACGAGTGGTGTGGTCGTTTAGTGAGTATTTTCACACCCTTGATTCAAGAAGGATTTCAATCTATTTTTGACGAAGCATGGAAAATGTGCATTGAAAACGACGAGGCCAGTAAATATTTAATGACATTTCAAAACCTTTTATCACGTGTTCCTAAGTGGAATTCTGTTATTGTGGAAGAAGAACGCCAGCGCATTATTGAGCGAAGTGGATGCAACTATTTAGAGGATTTAATCACTTGTGTACACATTATTCAGTTAAAAGTATTGACATGCATTCGCGTGGGTAACAAACAGAAAAAGATCGACATTTCCATCCCCAAACTCGATCATTTTATTCACAAGGTCTATGTGCACGTAGCACGCAAACTATACATGAACGTCTATTTATACGAAAAGAATTTGAGTGCATTGCAAAAACAGAAAAACATGCGCGAATTAGAGCTCCTTATCCAGGAATGCATTTTGGTTACAATCAGAGAGAGCGTTCCCACCGAGGAAATCATCAAAGCGTATATGGATGAAAGCGAAGAACAAGAAGAAGAGGTGTTTATAGAAAGTGTGAAAGAACCGGTTCTTGAAAAACCCGAAGAAACAACCAGCCAAGAACTAATAGAAACAAACACCGAAGAGCCCAGTGAAGAAAAAGTAGAAGTGCCCATAGTTCCATCCATTAAAAACATAGACGAGGAAAAAGTAGTTACACAATTATCTTTCAATAACAATGACAGCGTATTAGATGAGGAGGACAATATTAAGGCAATCGAAGCCCCCAAAACATTGGAACGTTTAGAGGAAATTAGCACAAGTCGCGCAATGGAGCGTAAACTAGCGGAACAAGACGATGATGAAGACGATGATGAACGCATTAAAATATCCACCGAAGATATCAATTTAACCGGGTTCGATGTTTTAGGTGAACCCGACACGATACCCGACTTAAAACCCGACGAAACGGAAATAAAATTAGACTTTGAAGAACTGATCTAATAAATGAATCGATTCATTCTTTTTTGGGAATATATAAAAATGAATGAATTTTTGAAAATAACCATCCCTGCACATAAAAAACTCGCTCAATTAGCAAAGCATTACAATAACAAAAATATATTTTTTTCAGCGAAAGGTGGCGGATGCAATGGTTTTACATATAGAACCGAAATGTTTAAAAATTCTTTCCAATATAATTTAGAACCATTGAAATACAAACCAAGTTCATTGATGCATTGTATCGAACAAGATGGTTATAATATTTATATATGCGAATACGGATTCAAACATTTAGTCAATACAACAATCCATTGGGAAAAGAATTTCATGAACGAGAAATTTACTTTTGAGAATCCGAATGCTGAATATGTATACAAATGTCAAAATTCATTTATATCGAAAGAATTGGGTGGTTCATTTTAAACAGTGCGTTATTTTTAATGTGAAATAATGCATTTTTACTTTATACAACCATGGATCCTATGTTTTTAGTAGCTGTAATTGTTACCTTAATATATGCTTTAGTCAAATTCGGTGAATATAAATTTCTCCAAAAAGATGGCGAAAAAGTTCCCTTAAAAGACATTGTTCGGGAAATCATTATTGTAGCTATGTCTTCTTTAGCCGCATCTTACATTTATTTCCACTTTCAAGGAACAATCAACGAATTCTTCAACGTTGTGACTGACGCAAAAGTATTAAATCAAGCAAATACACAAGTATTTACAGACAAACCAAATTTCTAATAAAAAATTGATATAAATATATAATTCTATTTGTTATAATATTTTTAAAAACATTATGACAACACGAATTGATAAATTCACTCACTCTTTTCAGGCCTTTATGGATAGTTTTGATCCAACCATCGAAAAATGGGATTTTGTAAAGGACCATCCATCAAACACAGGAAATTATCATACATTTACGCTGACTATGCCTATCGAATATAGTGAAGAAAGAACTCGTTACGAAAATGGCTATATGGTAAATGAAACACTGACGATTTCCCAACAGCGACCTACTGACGAAGAATTTCGAACGAAATTTGATGAATATTTTGATCCTTTTAGAAATAATTTTCGTAATCAAGGAGTATCGATTGATATGCTCCAAATTGATGAACAACAGACCATGACCATGCAAATATGCCTTTCTATGTGCTCCGGTTATCCTTTACCTTTTCCAATACCAACGTATTCAGGTGATTCTCGTTATCAAGCATTACAAAGACGTAACGAAATACTCATGCAAAGATGCGATCATAGTAATGAAATCGTTGACACTATGCGAAACGAAATAAGCCATTTACGTCACTCACGGCGCGTGCTAAAAAACAAATACAACGAGGAAAAAATGAAAATGCGCGAACGTTTGTCGAAAAATGACAATCGACTTATTCAAAAGATCAAGAGCTATTACAATGAACAATCGGAAAAAGAAAACTGCCCGGTGTGTTATGAACCTATTAAAGCAGAAGATTTGTATGTCCCTGGTTGTTGTCATTATTTATGTAAATATTGTGCGAACCGTGTAAAAGAAACAAGTAATCGTTGTCCCATATGTCGTGATGACCTTTATACACATGAAGCTGAAGCTATTCATCAGGTTGTTGCAAATAACAATAATAGAAATCAAAATATAGGCACCAATAATATGTTCCGAATCGGGAATCCTCCGATTGATCCGATTGATGCAAATAACAACATTGAAAATAACAACATTGAAAATCAAAATATAAGCACCAATAATAGGTTCCGAATCGGGAATCCTCCTATTTATCCGACTGATGCAAGTAATAATAATATTATTGAAAATGAAAATATTGTGATGCAGGAAATATTAATGAATCTCATTGAAGAAGATTTACAAAATATTAGCGAAGAACCCACAAATCAAGCAAGTGTTTTAAGTGAACCAGCCAATCCAAATGTCTTTGAAGAAGTAGAAAGGGAATTCTAACAAAACCTATCAATAGAAAATAATATTTCATTTTCCGGCATTGGTTCTTCCATTTTATATTTTGCAAAAAAAGGACGCTGCAATTGTGCCTCTGGAGTGTGTTTATGAACGCTTCGTGCAATCATTTTATATAATTTAAAAGATGGATATCTCTCTTGACCATTTTTTAAATACAACACATTTTTACCGTTGTCGTCTAAACACCATTCGCGAACTATTTTTTGTAAATCGTCGTATTCCGATATGTCATCGTCAATTTCCATCATAAAATCATACATTGATGTTCCTAAACGACACAAATCGAAAGAAAAATTCGGTTCCAATCGTGGCTTCTTTTCGTTAAAAAACGGTTCACAATTATATTGTGTGGAAGCATCTCCACTTGGACCAAAACTATCACTACAAAACGTTTTATTGGAATATTTGTAAATCGCACGACCAAAATCAATAATTTTATATATTTTTCCATACGTAGGAACTTTGTAAACGATCCCTTCAAACATATAATACAAAAATGGTTTGTCCGTTTTCACATACATAATATTGTTTGTATGCAAATCGTTATGTGTAAAGTGAAATACGCGTTGATATGTGAGTAATATCATAATTACTTGGAAAAGAGCGCTGCAACCCGATTTTTCGTCTATTTTATCTTTTTCTAACAATTGATCGAATGTTCCGTCGCATTGTTCCATACAAATCATTTGTATGGGGAAATTATCAATAAATCCGTAGACTTCCTCTTCACTGGAAGAAGAACACGACGACGATGAAGAAGAACCGCTTATACTCCCTGTTTCAATGCTTTCATCGTCATCGCTTAATTCGTTTACTTGTTCACTACTCAAAGTAATGTCTTCCAATATATCTTCTTCATCTGAGCTGTAATTTAATTCACTATTGTTGCTCGAATTACTACTGCTGGATGCACTGGAAACATTGTGTTTGGATGATTTATTATAAACGGTTTCTATAGTGCTTATCGTGTCAATGGATATGTCTAGTTCTTTTGGTTCATCGTCTATATTTTCTATTTCGATACAAGGTATTTCCAATTGATTATCTTCCCCTTCCGACTCAAAACACAATTTTATCTTGTTCTTTCTTGATCCACAATATCCGGATAGTTCATTCATTATACTTTCGTAATTGTCCTTTACGTGAAAAAGTTTGCCTAGATTTTCATTGAAAAACCGGGAGTTTTGCAAATATTCCATGTCATCACTCAGCGCTACTTTGTATTTTTCCTGAATTCCTAAATAAGATCCATAGAAATCAATACCGTTTTCGAAACCAAAAGAGTTTTTCATAACACTCGAAAGATAAGTGAAAAAGCAATCTACATAAGAAGTATTGTTTGGAGAAAGAAGTTTCGGATGACTTTCTGGTTCTTGTTCCTTTGATATTAATTTAGGCAATTTGCGAATATTGCCATTTTCCACATCGTATTTACCGATCATATATCGATATGGATCGAGCAAAGGGGAGAACTTAATAAAGACATTTTTGTCTTTTGAGTCCTCACCGTTTTCTTTTACAACAGTGTACAAATCCTTCATATGATAAGGATGGTTTAAAGCTATTTTCTGATAATTAGAATCATTCATTTCGAAAAATCGACTATAAATAGGATTATACAGCTGCAATTCATTGATTTCATAGGGATTAAAATCCGGATGCTGATTTTGTTCTTTCAACTTTTCTAAATGTATAAACTCCGGTTTTGAATAATGTAATTTATATTCCATTTTGCTATATACGTTTTGACAACAGATTTTAAAAAATAGTTAAACGTAAATGCATTGTAACGTTTGAATAAGAATATTTTAATCTATATGTTCTACTATAGTAAATTTCCTAAATATGACTTTGCAATTAAAAAAATTCGATATGAAATGGATTACCTTTAAACCAAATGAAAACAAGGGCCCGGTGATTGTGATGATTGGACGTCGTGATACAGGTAAATCGTTTTTAGTGCGTGATCTGTTGTTTCATCAACAAGACATTCCCATAGGGACAGTGATTTCGGGAACAGAAGCCGGAAACGGTTTCTATTCGGCTCATGTACCTAAACTGTTTATTCATGAAGAATACAATACGGTCTTAGTAGAAAATGTGCTGCGGCGTCAAAAAGCGGTGCTAAAACAAATGACCAAAGAAAAGGAGCAGTTTAATCGTAGCACAATCGATCCCCGCACATTTGTTATTTTAGATGATTGTTTGTATGATCAGTCTTGGACAAAGGATAAGATGATGCGTTTGATGTTCATGAATGGTCGTCATTGGAAGATTATGTTGATTATTACCATGCAATATCCTTTGGGTATTCCTCCCAATCTGCGTACAAACATCGATTATGTGTTTATTCTTCGTGAGCCTTATTTGACCAATCGCAAGCGTATTTGGGAGAATTATGCATCCATGTTTCCTACTTTAGAGTCATTTTGTTCAGTCATGGACCAAACAACGGAGAACTACGAGTGTTTAGTCATCAACAACAACGCCAAATCGAACAAATTGAATGACCAGATTTTTTGGTATAAAGCCGAAAACAGACCAGCTTTTAGACTGGGTTCGAAAGAATTTTGGGATATTTCCAAGGAAATGGGATCGGATGATGAGGGTGAAGAATACGATCCATCGAAATCGAAAAAACGCAATGCAGTATCAATCAACGTCAAAAAGACGAGTAAATGGTAATTTATCCTTATTAAACTATTTTTCAAAAACAAATAAAGATTTTTTCACTTATAAACTAATGACCGCTGAACAATTGAGTGTTGTTTTATTAACATTATGGGTTATGTATTGGATTGAGCGAAAAATTCCTAATATAGGAAAACTTCACACAGTTTCCCTATGTCATGCATTATGCACTACGTATATGTCTCATCATGTTCTTTTCATGGATCCTGAAAAATTTTTTACTATTTACGATTACGATATTACAAGCTATCCCGATTATATTCAACTGTTCCCGTATGTCAGTTTTGGATATGCTTTTTATGATATGTATTATGGTATTAGTGTCCGTAAAATAGATTATATACTCCATGGTATTATGTTTCTCACATGTACGTTTGTAGGAGATTATTACAATGTTATGCACTATAGTTATGTAGGATTATTAATGGAAACAAGCAATATATTTTTAAATTTCTTACCCTATGATAACCTCTATATAAATGGTATTTTCTTTTTCCTCTTTATTCTATACCGTAACATTTATTTTCCTATTTTGACAGCTGTATATGTGTATCGAAAATATGACACTTTAATATCTAGTGAAAATAATCACGAGCGTTATATTCTTCTTTGTGCATTGATGATTAATAGTTTGAATTTTTATTGGGGTCGAAAAATAATACGCAAAGCGATTCGCACAATGAAAACCTTACAATGGATCAAAAATGATTAAAACACATGTAATTCTAAGTTACACGTGTTTATTTTATGACTTACATATCATCACGGATATTGGCTGCACCCTCTTCATTATTCTTTGCATTTTCAATGAGTTCCTCCTCGTGTTTCTTACGTTCGTCTTCGTCAGCTACGTCGCGATCCTCGAAATCAACAGTGTCCATAACACCTACTAATTTACCCTCTTCATCTATAGTTTGAGTCAATTTATTCCCACTCTCCTCCGCTTTCTTAATATTTTCTGCAATTGCCTTCTCCTTTGTCTCCTGCACACGTTTATCAAATTCCTCCTTAGCTTTCTTCTCGTTCTTAATCTTCTCGTGATGCAACTTATTCAACTCTTCTTCCATAAACTCTACGCGACCCGTCTTGTATGCATTTGGATCCCATGGTAGCCATACGCCTACAGGTGCCACAAAAATATCATGATTCGGATCACGCTCTCGTAGCTTTTTGCAGTGGAACTCGGCTTCTTCTTGTGTGGAAAAGTTTCCACGAGTCTTTAGACCACGCACAGAAGTTTGAAAGGCATGTTCACGTTGGAATTGCTCAGTCAACTTATCCTCATTCTTATCCAAAAAGTTTTGGAAATCGTCACTCACAGAGTTGGACTTTAGACGATCTTGTTCCTCCTTGCAAAATTCATTATAATCGTCAAATACTTTCTCACTGTTCAAACCATACTTGTAACTCAAGTAATTGATAAAATCTCCGAACTTGTTCATGGACTTAATGAAATCATATTGTTGAACAAATTGATCAAACAAAAACAATTCACGTTTTTCCAAAATTTTGTCCGGGGACAAAAAAGAAATGCAACAAAAACCTTGTCCGGCGATCTTTTCGTCTTGATCCAATACATCTACGTATTTAGGATTTGGTGTTCCGTCTTCCAAATTTTTTCGCTCAAAACTAGCCATTATACTTTGTTTTACTTGCAATTATTTAAGTGTTTTCTATCGCAATAGTTATTTAGGAATAAATTTATTTTTTACTTGTATTATATATAATGGACGCTATGCTAGACATTCAAGAACTTATCAAACGTATCATCAAGTACCTCGTTGAGGGTTTGATGGTAGCCATCGCTGCTTATGCCATCCCTAAGCAATCTCTAAAGGTTGAGGAGGTAATCATCATCGCTTTAACTGCTGCTGCTACATTCGCCGTATTGGACGTATTTGTTCCTGCTATGGGATCTTCTGCCCGCGGTGGTGCTGGATTCGGTATCGGTGCTAACTTAGTCGGTTTCCCGGGTGGACTATAAAATTGAATCTTTTGAAATAAATAAATAATATAACAATCTAGTTATTCTTATATTATGAAAAACCTACTTCAGCGTATTCCACTTTTAGGTCGTTTTTTTGAAACTCACAAAGTAGCTACTGGAGGAAGATGGCACCTGCAATACGGACGTCCAGCCGAGTTTAAAGCAAATATGTCGAATGAAGATCACTGTGGGACATGCGCCACGTATTCACTTATCAAACAAAAAGAAAATGTTCCGGCTCTACAACCGATTCGCAGAAACGTAATGAAGCGTTGATTGAAAACCCGCTGGATCATGCGATCTCATCATTAGTTTTAGCAAATATTCTACTCTTTTTTCCAGCTGTTCCAAAATATATTTGGTTTTCATAAACGGTTTCGCAACAACAGGAAAACAATAAGCATTGTTTTTGATATATTCCGTTTTGTTTAAACCCATCAAACAAGACATTTTCAAAAAAACAGATTTGCGGTCTATTTGATGAAAGGTCTCGTCATATTGCTTACCCGTGATGGCTTCATCGGGGGCACAATTCAATAGTGTATAATTTGTGTATTGTTCTATTTTATCAATCAAATTATCTCTAAATATTTGTATGGCAGTATCTAAATAATGATGATTGATTTTGTAAATAATATCCAATCGTATTAATCGTTGAGAATCTCGTTCAGTCATTTTATAAATAACATAATGAATTTATAAAATGGCAAATAAATACTTTTTCCGTCGCCGTTCATTGAAAATGTCCGAAGAACAATATTTCTCTGATCCGAAACATCATTTACAATTCTTAGAAAGCAAAATAGATAATGATTTAGGATTTTATTTTTGGAAAAAATACATTGCGGCAGCATTTTGGGCACAAATGTCTACGCCTATTAATTTAGCAATTACAATGCTAACTGCAGTAACCACTGCACAATCCACTTCTGGTGGATTCTTAAGTGAGGAATTGTATCGTGATATTAGCATTGCTACCTTACTAATTACAGTTATCAATACTTTTTTCAATCCGCTCATGCAATTTAACAAAAGCATTGAGATTATGAAAAAATGGAACTCAATGGGAACGCGTTTTGAGGAGATCTATTATGATTTAAATAAACACAATGAACCCATTGAATTTATTAATAAATACAAAGAATTACAAAAAGACATTAACAGTTTACGTGAAAATGAAGGACCTGAAAACATGAATTTTGTAACGGATCTTATTCACACCATTAGCGTATGTTCTTGTTTACGTGGTTACGATAAATGGCTTTCGAATGATCGCATTCTAATGAAAAAGAAGATTGATGTATTGACCAAGCGATACGGCATTTCTGAATGTTGCGATGATGATGGTTGTTGTTGTGCAAGTAACAAAAGTGTAAATGAAAATGCACATAAAAAACCAAATCCTTTAACACATCACGATATTGAAACCGGATGTGGTGACGATGACGATTTTGATCATACGGATTATGAAGAAGTATCTTTAAGTGATGCGCAAACGAGCACAAAAGAAAACATTGCTATGAGTAAGGAAGATGGAAATAATTCTAATTAAGAGGATGTTAACAATTCATTGTAAATGTAGTATTTAATTTCTTCAATCGATAATGGTTTGTATTCAAAGACAATATATTTGAAGAATAAATACTGAAAAGTAATAATGGAACCACCATAAATTAAATAATGAAATATAATAATAAGAATTTTTATTCTTTGTTCTTTTATTCTTTTTTCTTCTGTTTCTCTATCAAAATCTTGATATTCATAACTATCGTCGCTATCTAATGAATTTTTACGTATTACGTGCATTTCCATGGAATTCATAGAAGGATCGGGTAATAGTGAACGACTGTTGTCCTGTATTCTCTTTTTCCAACATTTTTCATAACAATATTGTAAAACAAATAAAAACAATGAAGTTGCACAAATAGCCGCCCAATATTCCAATGTTCGAAAGAACAGTTCTTCGTTTTGTTCTTCTCTTTCTTTTTTTCCCTCTAAACTATCTTGATACAGTTGGTTTCTAATATCATCACTATTCTCGTTTTCTAAATAAATGGAATGTAAAAAGTCGTCTCTGGATATATTCCATTTATCCAATATAGTGTCTAAATGTTCTATTGGGCCTTGTAAAATACGCCGAATGTAGGTGAGAAATATATCGGTTTCTAGTGGACCTACATAATAAAAGAAAAAACAGATTTCTAGAATCGTAATACTTGCAATATGAAAAAAAATTTGATACATTTTAGTTACAATATGTTTTTATTTTAATATTATTATTTTCAGTATAATAATATTTGTCACACTTCTTAAAACAACGTATTTCGTGTAACGAGTTCTTGTGCAATCATACCGGCCGCACCTATCATTGCCAAACGTCCATTGTTTAGTTCTTTGTTCAAAAGTTCGGTACTTGATTCATTATCATCCAATTCATTGATCAAAAATCCCCAATCACCTGGTTGATAATCATCGCGCAAAGAAAAGGGTTTTTTCGTGGGATTCTCCCAACCACGCAACATAGATGCAAACTCAGCAACGAGCATAAAACCTACAATAGAGAGCTGTGTATCAGGACGAAGATGTTGAAATTCAAAAATAGCGGGTTTACCACTTAATTGATCCACCAATGGGATCATTACACTTGCTACCATACCAATACGTCCGTGCTTTAATTCCGCCTCTCTGAAAAAAGGAATACGTGCTTGATTGGACGATAGATTCAATGGGTCAAACAAAGGCAAAGGCTTGGTAGAACCCGCGTAAATTACGGGTTTGGATTTTACCGGATTTACACCCTGAAAAATACGATAACCATTCGCACATGCAGCAAGAAGCAAACAAAGAAACACTCTCATGTTATACTTAATTTAACCATTTCTTTTTATATGATTTTAAAAAACAAATGTCATTTTCCTTCGCTCTGCTTCGTCTTCTTTTGTCCGTTTTCCAAGAAAGCGGAAATACTTATTTGCCATTACAAATCGTTTTCGCACGAATTTTGCTTTTGGATAGAGTGTTTTTTGATGTTTCAACATTGCCTCTAAACGTACCTTCATGATCATTCCGACTTGCCATATTCGTTTATGGCTATATTTACCGGTTTTATAAAGGCGCTCTAATTTTTCAATGGTTTGTTTTACTTCCTCCGGTGTCGAATACGCAATAGGAATGGTATCACTGGGGTCTTTATCAATATACACGTCGAAACTTTTTTTCGGATCATTTGGATTGTATAAAAACCGCTTTTGAGTCTTTCGCTTTCCACTTTGAAAACGTTTACGTGTATTGTTTTCTTTTTTCATTACTAATATGTAAAAAGAAAGAATTTATAACCACATAGTATATAAGTGATTATGCCCTATGAATATATTGTTACCTTGTCGACTATTCCCTCAAAACTTCAATATCTACCTGTTACTTTAGACTCGGTGATTAACCAAAGTATCAAACCCAAGAAAATTATATTGCAAATACCGGAAAAATACGACTTTCGATTAAAGAACCAAACTATCGATCACGATCAATTACATTCCATCGAGCGAAAATATGCACAACACGGATTTGAAATACATATGTGTAAAAAGGACCATGGACCAGCTACAAAGCTAGTGGGACTGTTGGAAAAGATACCGGCACAGAACTTTGGAGCAAATCAGAAAATCGTGGTTATTGACGATGATTTGATTTATCATCCTAAAATGATTGAAACCTTAAACAATGCTTTAGAGAAATCTTCTGTCCCGATTAATGGTGCTATGGACACATATCTTTTGGATAACATTATTGTTGGTCAAGCTTGTGATGGGTTTATTCTCGAACCCGATTCGCTGAAGGATTACTTGGATTTTTTCTATAAAGTGGAAAATAGCGATGATGGTAATTTTATTTTACATCACGATGACGTCGTTTTATCGTATTATTTAAACACAGTAAATAGCGAATTTGTAGAAATTGCGCCACCAGAAGGAGGTTCATATAAACCACAAAATAGCACAAATATAGACGCTCTTCATAATATACAAGGTAAATACAGTCGGGATAATTTAAACAAAGAAATTATAAAAAAACTACATAATGTCTTTGATAATGAAGAGGGCAAAACACAACCAAGAAATATTGAGGGTTTTGGAACAATAAGTCAACCAGTAAATATTATTTGTATATGGCTCGATTTTCTCCGTGTTTGTGGTTTCATGCGCTAACATTATACTGTGGCGAAAAATTCCCAATCCAAGTCTTCGCATACCTTCTTCCATATCATATCTTGCTCCAATTGTTTTTCACGGTCTTTCATCATGGGAATAAACGGTAAATATTGGGTCTGGTCTAAAAGAACGCACAATTGATACAGCGTATAGGTATAATTGAAGAAATTCGTGCGGTTTGGAGGACAATGCACGGCCCATGGTTTCTGGATTTCGATAAACAATACACACAACGTTTCGTGTAATTCCTCATTCATGATGGGTGGTTTGATACCAAACAGCGAATTAATATACTGAATGTGCTCGAAATATTTGTTTAGCCCCAATTTCCGCAAAATTTCGCGCATTTTATCGTAATTGATTTCTTTCATGTCGGTAATTCGCTCTTTCTTGATTCGCGCCTTGATCTGGTCGATGACTTCTTCGGGGATTTGCGTGGTTTCTTTCGCCTGGAACTGCGACAAGATTTCTTTAAAGTGATTTAATCGAATATAAGCCGTATACGACACTTCATTCGGCGGTTCCTTATTATTGGGCTTGTTGTTGTCTACGATGTGTGTAATGAATCGTCCGCATTGCAAATTGTTGCAAATCATTATGCCCTCGTCTTCTTGCGCGACCATTTCACCGTTTTGACATACTTCACACATATCACATTCTACGAAATAGTCTTGGATATTGGTGAATTCATTGTTGACGTTATACCAATAATCTTGGTATAACTTCTTTGCTTGCACATACTTAGCGATGTCTTGTTTTTCCGGATTCGACGATTTCACCTTGAAAAAGGAATTGAGGACATTGACGTTTTGAGGAGGCTCCCCAGAGGATATTTGTTTCTTGGATTCGAAATAATCGAAAATGTATTTGGAGTTGTTTAGGAAATAGTCTTGTTTCTCCTTTTGCATGGATTTGATTTGTTTTTTCTTTTCTTTGATTTTGTCTTTGGTTTCCATAATGGCGTCTATTTGAGTTTTAGGCAAAGTCTTGAGATGTGATTTTAGAGTGTTTACTTCTTCTTGAAGTTGCGGAATATTGTGACTTTCCAAGCGCTCGAAATATGCTAACATTTCGCTATGTTTCTCGTCTAAGGATGTTAATTGTTTATGTTGATTTTTCTTGGAATTCGAAGACATATAGTTTGTTTTAAGTTCGATTATTTAACTATTTTGTTGATTAATAAATATTGTTTTCTGGAAGGATTATATATATATTTATTTGAATAATGGATCCAGAAGAAATAAGAAACCAAAGAGAAAGGTATTTTAATTTAAAAAACTCAATAAACGATTTTTTTGAAGATGAAAATATTGATGAAAATAAGATAATTAACTTTGAACAGACCAATAAAGATAATTGGATAAATTTTCCTACTTTACATAACTATTTTAATATACTAAAAGCTATAAATGAACGACCGTTTCCTGAATCTTTTAAGAATTATGATTATTTTAATGAGTTTCAAGCGGATAATAATATTAGTATACAAACATTATCTCGTGCAGCACGTAGTTATAATAAAATTATACACGATCTTACAATACCACAAACAACTCCTGAACAAATTAAATCGATGATTGAAGAACTTAATCAATTAATGAAGAAAAATTTACATCCTATAGTCGTTCCACCAGTTACTACACGACGGAATCCACAACGTATCGATATAATAACAATTGAAATTGGTTATGAATTATACGATATGACCTTCTATTTAAAAAGTTATATGTTAAAACTTACAAAATCATTCGATAAAATAGATGAAAATATTGATAAATTTAATACAGCATTTAAACGTGTATTTAATGCACCTCCAACTGAATCTCGTGTGGATTTATATAATCATGCTATTGAGAGCTATGAAATAATTTCTGGTGATAATAAGTTATTAGACACCTTTTTATGGAATAATGAGGCATTGCCATTAATAAAAAGTTATCGTGAAGAAAAAATAAATCCAATTGTAAACGAGATAAGTAAATCTCAATTGGAAAGCTTAAAAGAATATGAAGATTTAATATATACCGGAAGTAATTTTTCTTCATGGAAAGAATATAACAATTTTGTTGATTTATTAGTATGTGTATTAAGTGAATCCAATAGAGAATTAATAGCATTGCAAAATCATTTGATGAACTTAAATAGAATTTATATGTTAATATTAAATGAAACAATTAATCCTTTTCAAGTTGGAAATTTTGTTACTAATCAGCCCCAGTATACTTTTTCAATCGGTAAATCAGAAAAAAATCCTAAAATACGTGGAGGTCGACTAAAAGAAGAAAGTTGTAATGGTAGTATGACTGACCCTTCAAACATATCATTATATGAATACTTTAAAGTAGCGGGTATTTCAAAAACATATGACGAATTATTACATGATTTTAAAGGAGTATATTTAAATGAAGAACAAATAAATCACTTAATAGATGTATATCGTCCAGTAATCAATCATTTTATAGGAACATTACAACCAAATTCTAATAGTGATGAAAAAAATATCAAAGATTTTATAGAGAAATTAAGAGAACGTTCTCTTGGACAACAAGAATGGAATTATTATACAACAGTATTATGGTATATTGATAATTATTGTGATGGTATAGATGATTTATATATGGCAAAAGTAGTTAAAGTGAAAGATTACCCTTTTTTAAACGAATTGGTGAAGTATCTAAAAGGAAAAGGATATATCTACACTTTGGGAGGTAATGATAGGGAAAATAATATGGTTGTTGATGATGATGGTGATGGTGATGGTGATGGTGAAAACTATTATTATACAACAATCGATAATAATCCTGTAAGCAAAGAATTTGATGAGAATAAATTTGATTATCGATTTTCTGATAATTCAACCGCAAATTCAAAGATAATTATGTTATTAAATGATTTACAAGATAAAACAATTAGTCAACGACAAATAGATAGTTTTCTAGGTAATATGAAAGACATTAAATATGCACCTGGATTGATGGATCCAAAAACATTGGGAGGCATTCTTATAACAGAAATGACAGATGGAGATCCGAATGACCCTGCACAATTTATTCAATTATGTCAAAATATAAATAGTGTTCTTAGTCCTACTCCATCATTAGTAGCTGATGAAAATTTACTACTTCAAAATGGACAAATATTGGCAAAAAATATATTAATAGACGGGATTAACACCTTTATTGGTTATTTTGGTTCAAATGCAGAAATTAGTAATGTAATGTTTATTGATGATGATAATACGAATAATCCTAAGTATATTGGTGTAGAAATGAATGAAGAGGGGGGGTCATCATATAGATTATATTACGGTGATACCACTATTGAAAATATTTCTGATTTTTACAAAAGTGATTATCCTGCATATATTAATAAAGAACCATCAAATCCATCATGGAAACGTTTATGGGATTTTGCTATATTTATTTATAGTGAAATACAAGAAGATACCAAAGGCAAATTAGTTAAAAAAATAACAGGATTGAATGATGCTTTATCTCGCACTAATCCAGATACAAAAAAAAACGCAATAATAACAGAAATTATTATGACCTTCAAATCTTTTGGTGATTCGTTACAAGTATATTACAAACAACGTTGGATGAAAGAATTTTTAGAATTAGACGGTGCGGAACGTTTTCATAGTATGCCACTTACCTCCACAGATAAAAATGTGGGTGGTGAATCGCTATTACTTGATTCTGAATTTTGGCTTATTGGTACGGGAATTCGCCCACATCCGTCTTTTTTTCAAAAATATATAGGATTTTTTGGTAAAATGTCATTTCAAGCAACGGCAGCAAACAATTCTATTACCGCAAATGAACAGAATATGGATGGATCTAAAGCCATTGTAACAAATGCAGAACGGGAAAGTGGCTCTCAGTATATCTTTAAAATAATGATGAATATCTCTGAAAATCTTCATAAATTAATGCCATCGGTTATGAGAAAACATACTACAGGTGAAGTGGAAGAGGGTGAAGTGGAAGAATTTTATCCTCAAGATCCTTTTAAAGATAACTTTAACGAAGCTTCTACTGATGGACAAACTTCTACTGATGGACAAACTTCTACTGATGGACAAACTTCTACTGATGGACAAACTTCTACTACTGATGGACAAACTTCTACTACTGATGGACAAACTTCTACTACTGATGGACAAGGACAAAATAGTGAAAATATTTTTTATATTTTAAAGGGTTTATTATCAGAAAAGGATAGTCACTTATTTGATATATTAAACTTAGATGGACAAAAACACTTGAATGAGTTGATTGGTAATATATCAGAAAATCTAGAAAGATTTATTCTGGATGAAAATACTAAGGATCAAGAACTAATGGATCAAGAAGTAATGGAAAAAAATAAAGAACATTTATTAAAAATAAATAAATTTTTAACACAAATGAATGATGTTATTTTGTTCACAAATGAACCCGTAGAAGCTGAGGTAGTTGAATCTACTCATAATCATACAAGTATACAAAAAATGAATATATTAACGAGTTTTGTTACATTGCAATATGATGCAACTATTAAAAATATTCCTAAAAAATTTACAAGTGACAGTAGTGCAGGAACTCTAAATAATTTACAAAAGAAACTAGTTTCTTTAAATAATATAATTGATGATAAATTAATTAGATTTGCAAATGAATATATGACAGAATATTATCAGAACGAAATTAATAGCTTACAAAAAAATTATACAACATTATTGGAAAACTCCATTTCCACGATTGACGTTTCTATAGATGAGGTTGGAAAGAAAGTTGTAATAACAAGCTCAGATCAACAACCATATAGACCAGGTCGCGCGCGTAAAGTAATTAATTACGCAAAAGTAGAACAAGGTAACGAAAATGAAATTAGTTTGCAAATTAAACTACAAAAAGATCCTAAGATATTAAATTTACAATCAAAATTACAAGGTGCTAAAGAAAAATTAGAAACATTAATTACACAAATGAATCTTCCTAAGAAAAAGAACATATTGAATGGTTTCTTACAAAAACTTGGTTTAACAAAAACAAATGAAAAAAAAATAGAAAGTGCTCGAAAAAAAGTAGAAATATATTTAAGATCTATAGATAATCGAATGAATCAGATTAAAAATGATATTAATACAAGATTAAATAACAGCATTAAAATTGTTTCTCCAGAAGAGAAAAGAAAAAATACTATTTCTATTTTATCGAAAATGAGGGACTATTTATTTCGTTCAGCTACACAATCACGAGGCGGAAAACCAAGAAAAACAAAGAAAACCAAGAAAAAGCGCAAACAAAAGAAACATACCAAAAAATTGAAATACCGAAAGAAATCCACCAAATCCACAAGAAAAACCGAAAAAAAGCGTAAGTAAATTAATATAAACATTTTGGTTTATATTAAACCATGGATCCCATTGAAAACTATCCCGAAAGATTCGACCAACAATACAAAGATTACGAATTCCTCCCTTGTGTGCTTTATTCAACCCAATTCGAAGGCGAACACCACAAAAAATACAAATTAGGAAGGTTTAAAGGAATCGACACCGAACGAACAAATGCAGGAACATTATTGCTCAGTTTATACAAAACCCACCCCGATTCGTTTGATATAGCAAAAACACATTTCTGGTTTATGGAAACCGATCCACGCGCCAAATACCGAATACAACAATTCGTTATCAACCTTTTCCGTGGTCGTCTTTGGATAAACAAATACCCCATGTACTTAAAACATCTATATTTGTTATATTACCAAAAAGCAAAAACGAACAATCCACTGTCTTCCGATTGTTTATATGCGATTAGCCTATATTTAAAACCGAATACAATATTCGACTATGAAGTATTATGGGATAATTGGTCATAAAATTGATTTATAACACTCGTTTCGGTTTTAAATAAAACCATGTATTATAAAAGCGATCAATTGCGTTTATCGCAAGAGTGTATAGAAGCCTATCCAACCCAATTTTACCAAGAATACAAACACTATGAATTCTTGGAATGTGCCGTATATTTAAAACACCCCGATGATCCAGATGACATAACCTGTATTTTGGGTCGTTTCAAAGGTATGAATAAAGAAGTCCGCAATGGAATCACGCGTGTTACAATTTACGACAAATCAACAATCGCTACTGGTTTTGATTTGCTCAATCGGATAAACTTTAGTATACTCTTAGACGATCGTATGAAATATCATTGTCATCAATATCCGATTCATCCAAACGGTTCTTGTATATATGTAAACATATATCCCATTTATCAAAAAGAACTCCTGTTATTGTATTTTCATTTACTCACACAAAAACTCGCTTTATTACCCGACTGTATGGGAGTTATTAGTCAATTCTTAAAACCCAAATCCTTCAAAGATTATCAAATAATATGGATGAATGGTACAAGACACTATTATGGATAATACGTTTGAAGATGACGATAAAAGGCTGTTCTTATAGTAAGTATAATGACATCCAAAGAAACACTTATATCCGAAATGCCTGATATCCAAACATCCATGAAACCGAAACAATTGCAAATCATGGCTTTTTTAATGAATGCTTTAGAAAAAGGTTGGACAGTGAAAAAGAAAAACAACGAATACATATTTTCCAAAAAACACGAAGGGAAACGCGAGGTCTTTCAAGAAAATTATCTCGAATCATTTATTCAATCGAATTTAGACATGTCTATTTTAGATAGCAAAGCATAATGCTTTCTTTATTCAAAAATATTCCGTTATCATTTTTGAATAAAAGTCCTTTTTCTTTCATAATCCCCCTTCCTATCCATGCTCTACATTTAGACGTTTTTAAAATGAATTTTCACTTCCCGATATTCTTTAGGCATTTTTCTTTTTTTCCAAAAAACCGACTTTACTTGATCCCCTTTATTTTCCACATTATTAAGTATATTTTATGCTTTCGCAGTGCTGTGTGCATACTTTCAAAAAAGTAAATCAACGAATATTATTTAGAAAAAAAAGGAATTAAATGCCTTTTTCCGAAATTTTTTTCTAATCTAAGAATATAAGAAAATGGCTGGAGCTTTAATGCAACTCGTCGCCTATGGCGCTCAAGATGTTTTCCTTACAGGAACCCCTGAAATTACCTTCTGGAAGGTGTCTTACAGACGCCACACCAACTTCGCTATGGAGTCTATTGAACAAACATTTTCCGGTCAAGCTGATTTCGGCCGTCGCGTAACATGTACCGTAAGCAGAAACGGTGATCTTTGCTACCGCACATATCTTCAGGTAACTCTTCCTGAGATCAACCAATCCATGAATGGTACCAGTGGTCCTGTTTATGCTCGTTGGTTGGATTTCCCTGGTGAGCAATTGATCTCTCAAGTTGAGGTTGAGATCGGTGGTCAACGCATTGACCGTCAATATGGTGACTGGATGCACATCTGGAACCAATTGACCATCCCTGAGGACCAAAAGAAGGGATACAGCAAGATGGTTGGTAACACCACACAATTAACATATATCACTGATCCTAAATTCGCTGATATCAGTGGACCTTGTGCTGCTGCTGGTGGACCTGCTCAAGTGTGTGCTCCTCGCAAGGCTCTTCCTGAGACCACACTTTACGTTCCTCTTCAATTCTGGTACTGCACCAACCCCGGTCTTGCTCTTCCTTTGATCGCTCTTCAATACCACGAGGTCAAGATCAACATTGACTTCCGTCCTATTGGTGAGTGCTTATGGGCTGTCAAGGACCTCAATGCAAATACCGGACCCCAATCTGTAGCTGCTGCTTACCAACAATCTCTTGTTGCTGCTTCCCTTTACATCGACTATGTCTTCCTTGACACCGATGAGCGCCGCAAGATGGCTCAAAACCCTCATGAGTATTTGATTGAGCAACTTCAATTCACCGGTGATGAATCTGTTGGTTCCTCTTCCAACAAGATCAAGTTGAACTTCAACCACCCTTGTAAGGAACTTGTTTGGGTTGTCCAACCTGATGCTAACGTAGACTACTGTGATTCTTTGGAGGGTGGTTCCGTCCTTTTCAAGGTGTTGGGTGCTCAACCTTTCAACTACACAGATGCTATTGATGCTCTTCCTAACGCTGTTCAAGCTTTCGGTTCTACCGAATCTACCAGTGGTGTTAACGCTTTCATCACAGCTTCTGGTCTTTTCGAAGATGCTTCAGCTGGAGGTACTGGAACTGCTGCTGGTGGTGATGCTGAATCCTATGTATCTGATGCTGGAACATTCGTTCTTTCTGAGACTGCTTTGGATATGCACTGCTGGGGTGAGAACCCTGTTGTCACCGCTAAGCTTCAACTTAACGGCCAAGACCGCATCTCTGAGCGTGAGGGTTCTTACTTCGATGTTGTCCAACCTTTCCAACACCACACACACAGCCCTGACACAGGTATCAACGTATACTCCTTCGCTCTTCGCCCTGAGGAACACCAACCTTCTGGAAGCTGCAACTTCTCCAGAATCGACAACGCTACCCTTCAGCTTGTCCTTTCCAGCGCTACCGTTGGTGGTACCCAAACAGCCAAGGTTCGCGTATACGCTACCAACTATAACGTGCTTCGCGTAATGAGTGGTATGGCTGGTGTTGCTTACTCCAACTAAGTTAACTAATATTTCATTTTCTTTTTATTAATTAATATTTAATGTGTAGTTTACAATACACATTAAAACAGCTTAAAAGGGTTTCTTACAAAAATAATAATCTGGATTTAATTTAGACATGGATAAAGATATAACATATTCTTATGAACTATCTATTTATTATCAAAATAATGTCGAACGTAATGAATTTTACTATAATTCATCATGCAGTAGTGAGAAATTATTATATATTTTTATGAAACATTATAATTATTACAAAATTATTTCGAAATGGTTTGCTTATAATCATGAACATTTAAATGAATACATGAAAGAAGCTGATAAAAAAGAACGTGAGGAATGGGAATCATGGAAACATATACGCAATATGTTTGATTTTACAAATATAGACGACTTTCTAAGATATTTTACACTGTATATGAAGAAGACCTTTATATGGAATAAAACAGAATATAAAGGTCTCGATTTTCACATTGAACTAAGAAAAACGAAAACAGAAAAGACCTACGAAACAATTAATTCCGAATCATTATAATATTGCATATAATACCAAACATCCCCAGAAAACAAAGGCCACACTAAACGATAAGATGAAATTATTTGTTTTCTCATACAATACGTACATGATCCCAAACATTAACATGTAAAACAGACAAAATACCATTAAATTAGCTAAATAATCAAGCACATTGCTTCTACTTTTCTCCAATAAAAACAGCCCAAAAAATCCAAGCACCGGTAAAGCAGGTATTAACGCACTAATAATGGGATTATTATGTTGACTGCAATAACATGAAACACTAAATAATATAGCTCCTATAATACAGTAAATTAAATATTGTAAATAATACATTATATATATTACTTACAATATAAAAACTACCAACATTTTGCAAATTTTTATATATGAAATATGTAAGACAAATGAACTCTATTAAAATCATGTGCCGTGTGAAACCGAATTTCAAACAAGACGACAATTGTCTTTCTGTGTTAGAAAATAAAGTGACTGTAAATAAAATTAAAAAAAAGTATTCACATGATCATGTTGAAAAGGTAAATTATTCCTTTGAAAAAGTATTTGACGATTCTACTCAAAACATGGATTTATATAATCATTTTGGTATAAGCATGATAAAAGATGTTATTAAAAATAAAAAAAACGTCACTTTTTATGTTTACGGTCAAACCGGGTCCGGTAAAACACATACTCTTTTAGGTGAAAAAAAAGAACTGGGTATTGTTTCCATTTTAATGTATGATTTGTTGCAATTTAAAGAGCCCTTTTCATTAAGCGCTATTGAAATTTACAATAACAAAAGTTTTGATCTCTTTCAAGACAGAAAACAAGTTTATTTACGAGGCGACGTAAGACAAGACTTTACATGGAGCCAGGTCGAAAAAAAGGTTATTGAAAATAAGAAAAATATTGCAAGCACTATAGCCACAATAATAGAAAAGCGCCAAGTAGGCATTTCGAGTGAAAACAATCGTTCCTCGCGTTCGCATTTAATCATTCAATTCCATATAAAAAATCGTTTTATACGCATTTTAGATCTTGCTGGTTGTGAAAAAGCGCAACAAGCCATATGCGCAAATCGCAGAGAATTTTACGAAAATGGCGAAATCAATCAAAATTTATTTGCATTAAAAGAATGTATTCGCGCGCTCTTAAAAAAACAAGACTTTGTTCCTTATCGGCGATGCGAACTGACGAAAATCTTAAAACAATCTTTTGAGTCATCAAACAAAACATATATTTTAGCGACAGTTGCAAAAGATATTGACAATTGCGGCACTACATTAGACGTATTAAACTATATTCATTCTATCAAAAACATCAAATTAGTAAATCCAAACGAAAAATCGAAATTCAAACAATTTTTAGCCAGTCCACGTATGAATAATTTTATGGAAAAACAAAACGTATTGCACCATTTATCATTAAAAGAGAAGAATTTATTGGAATCTATGATACAGGAAAAAACAACCCGTGTTCATATGGAGTCGTACATGAATGTTATAAAAGAAAAACGAAAAATCATTAAAGAGTGCATAGAAATCTAAATAAAATTGAAATGAAATAAATATATTTGAATAAAATAAATATGGAAAACATTGATGTTTCAGAAATACGACGTCCTATATTGTATCGCAGGAATGAAGATTATGTAAAACAACTCGAAGATTTTCATTTAGTAGAAAAATGTGCTCATTGTAACGAAACGATTCTAGATGCAAACAACAAACCCTTAATTACAAACGAATTTGTTACGTTATTAAATAATATGAAAAGAAATGTAGCTAAAACAGAATATTTTCAACACGAATATCAAAATATTGAAAAAAAAATCCTGAATATTTTGGAATTTTGTCACAGCAAAAGAAAAGAACAGCCCTTTAATCCTGATTGGGTAGAATTACAAAACATCATTTTAAGTAATAAGTAATTTATACTAAAATCTGTTTTAAATTGAATGTATCCTTTACACATTCATTTAGCTTATTTAAAACATCCTGTTTTTTTCTTTCATATATTTTCAATAGTTTCATAATCGAGTCCTTTTCACCATTATGAAATTTCGCTTGAACAATGGTAATCCAGTCTTCTAAGAAACTATAAAATGCTTCTTTTTGTTTTCTATGATAATTCCATTTCCATTCACGTTTTACATTCCTTTGTTCTAACGAGAAATACGGCATTTTTTTCAAGAGCAAACAATCGAAAGGATGTTCGACAGGATTCACTTTTTCTTCTTCTCCAAACAAATCTATCATGTTTGTTAGTTTATCATCTGGATTTAGAAAATGAAATATATTATCCTCTGGAAACAAGTCGTCGTAGTCTTTTACAATTCTATACATAATGCTTTCACTATCTACAAGGTTATTCATATAACTACATACTAAGAAACTGAGATCATTTCGGAAACGTTTCCACAATTTACTATCCATATTCATAATGTTTTTTCCGTTATTTATTTCAACAAAAGCATATCAATTTTATCATAATGTTTTGAGTGAAATTGATTTAAAAGAAATATTATGAAGCTAAATATACATGTCATTAAAGCAAAAAACACAAAATGGACTATTAATGGAAAACTTAATGGAATTTTACAAGAACAAGGAACATTTGAAATTTATGATGAATGTTATTAGTGGCGAAACCAACATATCTTTACGTATTGTGGATTGGTTTGTAACCAATTATTCGAAAAAAAATTATACAGTTTACGATATTCAAAACCCACAATATATTGATAGAATGACGCGTTTTAAGGTATACAATGATTACAAGTTGAAACTAAAGGCCTACTCAAAACGTAGATTTGATCCTTTTTGTAGATGGGAGCGTATCAAGATTTCATACGACGAAAACAATTATATGGAAACGACCATTGGTCAATTGAATTTTTTCAAATGGGCTATTGAAAACAAGATCATCGATTATATTCAGCAACATTATGACGATATTGAGAAAGATATGAATGATCGTAACTCTATATCCAAGAAGAAAGGAAGTCTCACGAACCATGAGGAATCTTCCATTGTTTTACAAAAGGACAATGGTAAGACCCGTAAAAAGCGCGAAGAGTTGTCTATTTCTGCATGTAAATGTATTAAAAAGGAAAACGTGAAAATAGTTGTTTCTTTCAATGAGTAAGTTGAATTATTTTATGAATAAATAAATGCATAAAATAATTTGCGTTTATAATAATAATGATGTGGTATATATGGAAATAATTAAACATATAACAAGTTTTTTAATTCAGTTGTTTAGTGAAGAACCGGAAAATGAATATATACCAATTAATATTGTTCAAAAAATAGAATATGATGAACAGCAAGAGCCGGTTGGTTTACCAATTGAATGGCTAATAAATACGACATTAGAAAATAAGGTTGTGCGTGTAGAAAAATAATGAAAATATTTGAATGATTTCTTGTGTATATCTTTTTTATAATATGTTTACATTTTTGACGAATTTCTTGGGAAAATATTTTGTTTCTTTTTGCACTCCGAGTAATTCAAGTGAAGACCTACTTAAAACAGAATCCCATGCAAATCCAATTCACGAAGAAAACAAAGAGCTATTGGAAAAAGAAGAAAACGAAGAAGAAGAACCGAAAAAAGAAACCATTCGAAAAGTGCATTCATGGGAAAATTTCTATATGTCATTTTTAACGCGTCCATAGTTCATCGACTAAACCGAATTTCATGCATTTTTCGCTGTCCCACCAAAGATCGTGCTTCAATATTTCCGACAATTCCTTTTTAGGAATTTTCGCATGTTCCTTATAAATATTCTTAATGCGGTCCATTAAGATCTGCAAATTTTTAAATTCATCTTCGAGTTCGTTCATTTTACCCCAATACTCAGAATAAAGCTGATGAATTAGCATATAGGCGTTTGGAGTAATATATCTCTTTTTTCCTACTACACTTATCAATGTTCCTGCAGAAGCAGTAGCTCCTTCAACGATCGTATATATGGGGATTTTACTAGACAATATAGTATCGATCGCCGTCATAGCATCAAACACAGATCCGCCAAAAGAGTTAATGTGTAAATAAATAGGTACTTCCTCCAAACCAAATCTCAGTTGCGTAAGTAAAGAACTTTCTTGTGCCTCGCGAATATACGAAACCAATTCAAATATAGACCCGCGGTTTACTTCTGCGTGAAAATAAACATGATTGTTTTCTCGGGAGATTTTTTGATTTCCCTTTTGCTCGTTCTCTTCGTCGTCATCGTCATCTTCGTCGTTTTTCGATTTTGAAGGAGTGGGTTTTTGTTTGGGACCGTTTTTATAACAATATGAATATGCGCTCATGTATGCTGTCACAATAATAATATGACTTATTTGTTTATATCGTTTATGCAGTGAACTTATTGAATAAAAATATTGGTAGAATTTTAATTGTAATATTTCAGTATAACATGTTTTCCGCCATCAACCAATTTTTCGTTCGCTATTTTATGTCTTTTTTCAAATCTCATCCATCAACAAATAGCTTAGAAGATAAAACGAGTCGCAATTCAAAATCATATGATAATCCTGCACCCTATATAGACATTTCACCTAAACATCGCGAACGCAGTGTATATGAGATTGAAGCAGAATACGAAAATAGTATTTTTGTTTAATATCAAAGTCTTCATTTAGGAAGAGTTTGATTTATTTAGGAACAGGAAAAGGACGTTGGTTTTGTAGCGGTTTCAATGGTTCGGGCATGATTAAAGGCACTTTGCGATCGACCATTGATAGAGGTTTCACTACTTTCAATTCAGCTTGAAATGTATGTTGTGGGTTTACAAAATTGTTTGCACCAATACCAAATAGAAAAGACTCGATGTTTGTGGGATTTAAGGAAAGTGTGCTATCGGGCATGTGTCCTTGAATAAGACCATCACCGGCTAAATAAGTGGGATCCGCAAACATTTTCTCTTTATTTGTGGTGTAATCAACGATTTCTTTGTTTCCTTTTACTTGTGCATTGTAATTGCCTATTGTATTTTTTAATCCTGCAGAAGCCATGTTATATTATAGCTCTATAAAAATGAACAGAGAAATCCTTATTATAAAGCCTTGACTAAATCCTGATATGGATGTGATTTTTCATTGAATTGTTCTGGCTCTTGGAAAAAACACTTTAAACAATTATGAAAGCATTGCAAATAATCATAAGAAAACAAAACACATAAGCCGATGGATTTGTCTACAGAAAACATGAGTGCCGCTGCTTTTTCATATAAATGATTAAATAAAGGGTGATTGGTTGTTCTACTATAAACATAATCCATGGCTTTTTTCGATTTCTCTTCGTCATAATTGTTTTCATCCATAGTCACTTCGTCTAAATCTTTGTCTAAAGATTCGTGTGATATCATGCAAAAAAGGCTGCGCAAACATTTACGGTATTGTAAATCATTTTCATATTGTATGTCTAAATAATACAAGTAACTTGGTTCTGGATCCATTAAAGTCTATTTTGAGCTTTGTTTATATTATTTCTAAATCAGGAAATAATATAACTATTTACATATTGAAAAGACGTTGCAAAAGTGTTCTGCGCTTACCTGTTTTTCTAGCAGGTTTTTTGCACTTCTTGCACCCCTTTTTAGCGCATGATTTACACTTGCCAGCCTTTCTAGCTGTTTTTCTGGCTGCCTTTTTGGCACCACCAATTTGTTGATTACTATTACCACAAGAAGAAGCCATTTTATATACTAACGCAATATATTATTTAGAGTTTGGCGTTTTTCATTTGATAGTAATCAGTGTTGACTTCGCGTGTTGCAGCACCACCACGAGGGGCTTGTGCAACAGACTCGACCATAGGCTTACCCTTCATGTCATCCATGAAAGTTTGACTTTGAGGATGAAGGTTGTGCTTCATAAATGTATCCTCACTAGGTAAAGCAGTGCGCTTTTCCTTGGAATTATCGCCTTGTAGCATCTGGCTCTCTAAGATGGGATCAACGGAACCTTTTCCTAAATAAGGGACAGTAGCAAAGGGACGTTGCATTAGGCTCAACTTGCTTAAGTTGCGTCCTTGTTCGCTCTCCACGATCAAGGAATTTTCGTCACCTACCTGAGCACTTCCAACACCGTTTCCGTGAACATTGGAAGCCATCATACCAACATGACCATGAGCAAATTGCACTTGTTTTTGTTCATCAGAATAATCACCTGCAAAAGGATTGCCTGCAGCTAATCCAAAATAATTTGCACTCTGAATTTCGTCCTGTGTTTTGGATGGATCATCATTACCAATACGATCTGAAGCGAAAAATGTGTACGTTGCTGTTTTAACCATTCTTATAATATGTGTATATATAATTCCGTTAGATTTCAAAAGTAATTTCATCTAAATAAAATGAAATTATTTATCGACTACCTTCGATTGTCCTTCCGGTATTATTTTGCGAAAGGGCAAGCATGTTACCTTCCTTAGCAGAGATCATGTTTCCATAACAGAATTGTGCAAATGCACCCTGATCATTGGGCACTGTTGTACTGGCATTGGAATAAAATGGTTGTAAAGATTGTTCAAACATCATTTCATTGCCTAAATCTCCAAACAACTTATCAGCAATATCGGGTTGTCCAGGATTTTGTTCAACTACCATCTTCTTTGCGTTTTCTAAAATAGTGTTGCTACCTTTCTGTGTAAAAGACGGAGGAGCAGGTTTTTTATGCACATTCATTCCATAGTCTGTGACCAATACATTCGACAAAGGGTTTTTGTAAGAAGATTTGTCAAATGTTTCACTAAATTCTTTTGGTGTTAAGGAAGATTCTCGAACGTCTAAATCACTCGAATCCTCTAAAGTGACCGAAGAAACAGTATCTTGACTGGCCAGACTCATGCCCTCTTTTTTGGTTCGTTCATAGGCAAAATACAATAAGAAAATGGCTAAAACACTCAACGCACCAATACCTAAGATGCGCGTTGTCTTGGAATAAAGAAAAGACAAAATACTCATAATGATTACCAAACGGGTAATTGCATTGAGTTTTTGTGTAAATGACATATTGTCAGTGGGAAACAACTCAGTAATATATTCTTTATTCAATAATACATTTGGATCTTCAGACCAGAATGGAACCGTTTTTTTAGAAGTTTTTTTCTTTAATTTCTTTAATTCAGGCATAGGTTCTTCATGTTCTCCAGAGCATTTGCAATCCTTCTCCGAATCATCAACATTCTCTACTAAATATTGCCTTTCATATACTTGATTATCCATTATTAATATATATATAATTTGCTATAAAAATGTATCCTTCAGCAACTTAAATTAGTTTTTCTTAATACATTTTGGATCGACCTGAAATGATTGACAATTTTCTTTGTGAGGGACGATTTTTAACACACATTTCGATTTTTCTCCATACATAGGCTCTACACACCCATCTTCTTTCTTCTTTCTGGTTTTTCGTTTTTTCTCTAAAGGTAGTGTGCATCTTGCCCGGAAATGTTCATATCGATCCTTCACCTGACAATATGTCAATCCAGATTTTTTTCCGAGCATTTTGTTAATATGCTCATGCAAATCGTATACATATCTAGAAAAGGTTGCTCTGTTTTTCATTGCTTTCATCGTCAAAGGCAGTTTTTTCAGATTTTCTTTAAAGTTATCTCTGCATTTTCCACAAGGAAGAACGTGTTGAAAACTTAATATGAAATCACGGTAATTCTTTTTGTCTTCTTTTGTTGGATGAACAGGATAATTAAAGCTGACTGTATGAATAAAATGCCACGCCCCGGGTCCCCAAACACCTGTTACCATGCCGTCTTTTGATTCGAAATGTTTCCGTGTAAATACTCTTTTTTTACGGCTGCTATGCGAACGCTTTTTCATTGTTTTTGATTTTCCCATTAACACTCAAGTTATATTATTTAGACAAAATGTTTTTCTCCAAAATCTATTTTGAGGAAAAAAGGCAATCGTTAATATCTAAAGAATGTTTATAATGGCGTCCATTCTTAAAATCCTATATGAAAATTATTTACAACCCTACAAACGTCAGTTGTTAATCTTGTTAATCTTTATTATTTTTGTGGTTGCAGCATATTTTTCTTACAAATGGTTTGCGAAACCAGTGATCGAAAATAAGGAAACACTTGATATGGCCAATTATAACGGACGTGTTAGTGAAGCTCGCATCATGTTATTTACTGCCGACTGGTGTCCTCATTGTAAGAAGGCTATTCCGGAATGGGATAGTTTCACGGAAACAAACAACGGTGCAGTAGTAGGAAATTACAAAATAGTTACTGAAAACGTAGATTGTACTGATGGGGAGAATCCTAAAATACAAGAATATGGTATTGACGGATATCCCACATTAATTTTAATCATTGACGAAGACAAGCGTATTAACTTCGACGCAAAGATTACCAAGGACAACATGAACGGATTTATTCAGTCTGTTCTAAAGTAATTTCTTTTTCCTCTTCTTCAATATTTTCCACATTCCATTTTTCCCAACATGTTTTAGCTAGATCTTTTCCGAGTTCAAACCATTCTCTTCGATATTTTTCACTTTCCGCAAAGCGAAATATATCATTCATCGTCACCGCAGGAGACGTAATAGCTATTTCATAGGGAATCTTCATTGTTGGTCTCTTATCCATATATTGAATCGTATTGTGCAATAAGATTTGCATACAATCTAACATGCTGGTTTTTTCATTCATATTTTCAGGTTGTTCTATGATTTTACGCACACCCAATATTTCGTCTTCTTTACACTCCTTTAGCGCATGTTCCAAGGGATAATTCATAAATATACCACCGTCTATATAAAAATCCTCTTCATGCTGCAGTGGTTTAAAGAAAAAAGGCAAACAACATGATGCATATGTTATATCAACCAACTTCCAATGTGGATGGGTTGTGTGTGACACATCTACCGACCCGTATTGATTAATGTTTGTAGTATAAAAGTGAAAATCGATTTTGGTAAATTCATAAAATTCTTGCAATGTGATATCTGGATCCAAATCTACACCTTTTAATAAAGGATCAAGTGCTTGTATAAAAACTTTTTTATCAAAAATTCCATTTTCTTGGAAAGACGAAAGGATTTTGTTAATATTGTATTCAAATAAATGATGCCAAGGGCGACCAATAAAATAATCAGTCATATCTTTTTCACTATAAGGCAAAATCAACATAATGGCAACAAGCGTACCGATCGATGTTGCATAACAAGAAACCAAATTTTCCCTTTTCCAAAAACCCTTTGCTCTTAATTCTTGTAAAAATCCGTATACTTGAAATCCATAAGTTCCTCCTCCTGCAATAACCAAATGTTTGATTGTTGGGTTTTCTTTTTCTTTTTTTTCTTCTTTTTCTTTTTTTTCTTCTTTTTCTTCTTTCATTGTGTAATTTTTACGTGTTTAACTATTAAGTTTTTTTTTCAAGATATAATTTAACTATGAGTTTTTTATTTACAACAGACGACGACAATATAGAGAATATCAACATAGATGAATTGTATGAGAAGCAACAACAGCGGGATTTACGGCAATTATCCATATTTAACAAAATACTCAATCGTATTCATCATCGTATTAAATTAACATCCCGTACAAAAAAGCATGAAAAGCATATATGGTTTCAAATACCAGAATTTATATTTGGAGAACCAGTGTATAAAAAAGAAGATTGCATTGGTTACATTGTATCAAAATTGGAACAAAATAAATTCCATGTAAAATACATTCATCCAAATACATTGTTTATTTCTTGGTCAAATTGGGTTCCTTCTTATGTACGAACTGAGTTCAAGAAGAAAACAGGTATGATCGTCAACGAATTTGGACAAGTAATAGAAACAATGGAAGAGCAAGAGGAAAAAGAAGAAGATCTCACTCAAAAGTTATTTAATACGGGTGAACCTCAAGAAACAAAGGGGAAAAAGGAATACAATAATGTAAAGGATTATAAACCAACGGGTAATTTTATTTATCGTTCCGAATATTTCGACAAAATAGAAAAAAAAATGAATTAAGAAAATTATATACAAAAAATATATAAGTTTCATGAAAAAACCAACCCTCACAACTATTTTACTCGTGGTGCTCGTGATTTTGATAATATGCTTGTTAATTACTTTAGGCATGATGAAATACAAGGATTCCAAAACAACGGAAGTAGAAAAAGACGTTTTGCATTCCATATTAAAACCTGGTTCCTATAAAGGAAGCGCAGTATACAGTCCGACCAAACTTTATCCACATGGCCTTAAAACCACCAATGAATTAACGATTCGTGAAAACAAGGAAGAAGATTCCATTGACTATGTCAATGAATTGACTGCTTTAAACCGATCTACTGGCGAAGTCGTTTATCACGGTGTTCGAAAGGGGAAATATTTCTATAAGCCCCATCACGGTAAAGAATTATTTTTAATGGCCAAATCGTATATTAATGACAAGATTGTTTCGAGTCAATATGGTATGGCCACTAGTCAATCAAAGGATTCATTGACATTTACAATGGATTCTTCATGGCACATTGACGAAAAGGAATACAAAAACGCTAGCAAAGTATTGACACGTGATGGAGACAAATTACATGTTATAATGAAGCATCCCTCTTTTTGGGGAAAATCGGAACTCACATTAGACGAGACCTATGAACAAGTCCGTTAATTGATTGTAATTTGGATTTTCTCCAAACCCGGTTTTTTCCATCAATGTTAGGGCTTTTCCTAAATGTGTCTCTTGGACTTTTCGCTTCAATTCGTATTTTTTGTCCATTCTCTCTTGGTTATAAAATTCTTGAATGTGATTTTCGGGAAATGAACCACTTTCCGCCGTTTTTTGGGGTAAAATATCCCATGGTAATTGTTTTGTCTTGGAAAACAAGTATACATAAAGACAGGAAATCATATCATCTCTCAATGAAGGACTATGTCCTTCATGGATAAAGACACTTATATATTTAGGAGTTCCAAGAAAAGCTTCTACCACGAATTTATCGGGATAAACTTCATTTTCTTCATTTACATAGATCTTGGATAATCCAAAATCGACTAAATAAATATGATCATCTTTCATCATAAAATTCGCGGGTTTAATATCACAATGTATAACATTTGCTTCGTGAATACTTTGTAAAATTTGCACCATTTCTATGAATATTTTTTCGGGTTCATTATAACATCTTGGAAAACCCGGTTTGTAAATGTAATCTTCCAGAGATATTGAATAATGTGTCATAGCCATTGCAGGATTATTTTCATACATACCGTACCAAAAAATAGATGGAATATGATAACATTGTTGTTCATTTAAATAATGAATGATTTTAGATTCATATTGGATCATTGATAATAGGCTCTCTTTTTTTTCGATTTTCAATGCAACATAGCTTGGCACTGTTTTTCTTCTACGTTTTGCTAAAAACACATAGCCAAATTGTCCTGAACCAATTTCACTTACAATTTCAAATAAACGGCTCATAATATTTACTAATTATACTATATAATTCTTTAAATGAAAATGATACACCTTTTATATATTATTATTGTATTGATTTTAGCCATATTATTGTATTCGTATTTTAAGTCTGTGTTTTCGATTATTGAAGGTGCACGTACATATCCTATGCCTCGAAGACACCCAATTACTTATAAATATGGCACGTTTCACAACGAGAATCAAAGTAATGTAATATCCATGAATACGATTATTGATACATATATTAACCAATATTTTGACCAAAAAGGAGTTCCTTATTTAAATACAATTCAAGATGTACAAAACTATGTGGTAGGACCCGGAACAAATGGAACATACGATTATGGCACAGTGCCTTTGACTATGAAAAGTCAATTAACCGATATCGGTTATTATTTTATTGAAATGGTATTGCCTCTGTTGCCTACACAAGATAATCCGAAACCGACAAAACGCGTATTACCTAATTTGCGTTTTTCCAATATGCCCGGATTTCCTCTTCATGTATCGAAAATTCAAAAATGTATGGTATACCAAGGAAATCCCGAAAACAATTTGCAGTTTAATGTCAACACGAATGCAATCAATAATTACAACAATGCATTCAATCGAGGTTTCAATTCCTTTTTCAATGGATATAATTTCCCTTCTGACGGTTCTTCGTCAGACACTCCACCTACAAGCACTTCATCTGGAGGATCTTCCAGTGAAGACGTAGATTGTACAAGTGGAGATTGTGCATCCGATTGTTGCGGGATTACATGTCCTCAAAGCTGTTTTGATGCTGCACTAGGAGTAAATTCATCGTCTTCCTCCGGTTCAGGGACATCTGCACCAGGCACAGATACATCTCAAAACACATCAAGTCATTCCAACTACCAAAGTTCTATTAGCAATGCAAATATACTAAACAGTGGAAATTTAACACTCCAATATGCAAACAACCGACTAACCATGTGTCCAAGTAAAGCAACCGGTTACGATATTACTCAGGTGATTTTAACTGCTGGAACCTATGACAATAGTACACTCAAAAATAAAATCCAAGAAAAGATTTTAGAATATTTCGAAGAAAAGGACAATGATCCTACGCAATTAGTTCCCAAACAAAAGCTTATAGATGACATAAAATTTTACTCTACACAATATAGTCCTATGGATGCGTATCATATGGAACTATTGAAAGAACTTATATTTTATGGTTTACAAGTCATTGTTCCCGGTCTTCCATCCGAAGTATCCAGTGATCAATCCAGTGTGACACCACACTTTTATGTTGAATGGCGGCCGTTTCTAAAATATCAGTAAAGTATATGAAGTTCCAAGAATCTTTTTCCTATCATAGCACTCATTTTTATTATGGTCTCATCACCTTGTTATATTTAGGCTATATTGTATCCTTTTTAGGCGTTTATTATGTAGCCCCCGATTATACGGAAACTTTATCCATTATTATCCGTTTATTTGTTGCCTTGGTCTTATTAATCCGATTCAATCCTATGGTCAAGGTAAAAATAAATAACAATGATCGCCTCTTGATAAGTGCAGTGGCGTTTTTCTTATTATTAAACACAACCATCACAGAATATATATTTCATTATGTCAATAAAATGAAAAACGGTTTGTTTTTTTAGATAATATCATATAGTATCAAATATGATATTGTTTTAGGTGTTTATGACAAACAAAAATTAAATCATGATTTAATATATAAAATGAAAGATTATGAAACTACGATTGGATATACAAAAGATAGACTAGCTGCAATGTTTTTTTTGCTTTTTGCTATTTTATTAAATTTTGTTGAAGATTTGAATGCATTAAAAAATGCTTTTATAATTACATTAATCATCGGATTTTTTATTGATGGAACATTTATTATAAATCCAAACTACCATTTTGAAAAATTCGGAAATAATATACCTACTTACGTTGTGACATTAGGAACTATTGCATTTATAACATTAATTATAATTTATAGAAAAGAAATAAAATTTACTATATAGTAGTATAACATGATTCAAGATATTATCAATGCATACAAAGATGACCCAGAACTACAAAATACATTAGAAATCCAAGAGCTCATTCAAAAAAACGAACACATTTCGTATTTGCAAAACAAAACATTAGATTCTTTTGCAAAAGAAATACTCGACTTATTGAAAGAAGAGTTTGACAACAGCGAATTTATCAAAACAACCCTCTATAAACTAAAAGAATATCGTTACGTAGAAAACATAAGCGATATGTTTAAAGGGAAACATGTTCGTTGGATACGTTTGGAAACCACTCCACGATTAACCAACGGTGGTGTGGTAGTCGATATTCGATTCGGAAAAAAAGGTATGCAAATACTCGTTAAATCCAATACAAATAGATTTATGCAAATTGGATTTGATGACTGTTTGTTTTTCCAGAAATTAAACGAAGACGAGTTGATGATCTTAGGATTACAAGAGTTTGCACTTTCGAGTTCCTGATTTTTTATTTTTCCTGCGTTTCAATGTTTTCGGCGTTTTTTCATTTTTGAAGAATATATATTCACGAATGTGATACATTAACTTCTTGGACACATCCAAATAATAATTCTTATTTTTAGCACTATTTAATAACGGCACCATTTTTTCATTTTGTTTGTATTTTTCCATAATCATTTTCGTAATATTGACTTTTGAGTTATCCATGGAAATTAAAAATTTCTTACCAATTTCGCTATCAAAAAATCTGGTTAAAATAGTTTGAAAACTAAGGTAATGGTAATAGGGGGATGGTTGAATATAATACACACTATCATGTTTCATTTTTGGATACATTGCATTATCTACGAAACAAATATCCGATTGATCTGAAATCAAAACACATTTCACAAATTCATCGTATATTTTGTTTTGCGTAGTCCGTTTTGTTTCAACTATTTGATTATTCACTTTAAACGACAATACAATATTGTTTACTAGATTGCTCAATTTCAGTTTCTTTTCCAAATAATCCATAATGTATTTGGCCCATGTTTCTGGAATACATTGATTATTTGTATATATGAAAAACCCATCGCAAATTTTCTGTTTTTTCTTCAAATGAATGTAACGAAGAATGTGAAAGATCCCTGGACGGAAAAATTCGATATACAAATCCAACAAATCGTCAATAATATCTAACGCATTTTCAAACATCTTCTTCTTGCATTTTCTTTGAACAAAGTTTAATATGTTGCACAACAAATATAAATCTTGGAATGATCCAATCGTTTCGTCCAAATCAAATACAAAATATTTATGTTTCTGCATTTTCGTATTGCGATGTAAATGTTTTCCTACATATACTTGAACAGAATCTTCCATTAGTTATATTATAAAGACAAATGGTTTTTTAAAAGTATATTAAAGCAATATGTCTCTAAATACACATATGGACCGTGTTCAACAATTAGAAAACATTCAAACAAAAGCGCGCGAATTATTTGCAAAAAAAAATGCTGATTACGGTGATGCATTTGCTAAATATGGAGTAATTGGCGTATTGATGCGCATTGAAGATAAAATACAACGCGCACTTTCTATTAGCAAATCACAAATACAATTAGTACAAGACGAACGTTTAGAGGACACACTTCTCGATTTACATAATTACGCCGCTATGGCTCTAATGCTTTTACATGAACAATAAATATACAAATATTTTATTTATATATTTTTAAACACCCGTAGATCCAAATCCTCCTGCTTGACGCGTTGAATCTTGCAACTGATCGAGATTAATAATATTTACAATAATCGGTCGCAAATCACTTGCACATATTTGTAAAAGACGACTGTGTCTTTCAATATGAAATGTATCTGAAGCTAAATTACGAAATCCTCCAGTAATATTTCCACGATATCCACTATCAATAATACCCACATGATTCGCCATAGACAAAGGGGTCTTGCACAAACTCGAACGAGGATACAAATAATAGCTTGTAAATACCCACTTGTCTTGAATAGGATTATATACCTTCATTTGACACATTACATCCATCGATACAAATTTCGTCTTAATGGAATTAAATATTTCATCTCCAGGAAAATGTAAATCAAAACCCGCATCAGGAAAATCATTATTTAGAACTTTGTTGTTGTGTTTCTCAACACTTTGCGTAACAACATCGATAAAATCACTATCACTATTGTTAATGTAAAGCTCTAAAAGAGCACACGATTTGGGAATATTTTCAAGGGAATGCATGGTTTATTAATATATAAATATATTCTTTATATTTTTCCCATTCAATTTTACTGATTCATTTCTTTGTATTTTTTCCATGATATATCCATACCATCTTTTAAAGGTTCCTTTTCACCTGATCGTTCTCTGTCTAAAGCATCTGCTTTACGAATAGCGGAGTCCAAATACAATTCTTTCAAATACTTTCCAATCATAGCAGAGCCTTCTTGCTGATCCAATTGTCCATCTTCAATCATTTTCAATACAATTAGGAAACGGGTAAAAATAACGGGATCAAATTCGTCTTGCATAAGACGATTAAAAATATCAGTATAATTGTCATACAAAAAACGGCATTCTTGTTGAACAATCGAAAAAAAACCTTCGGGATGTGTAACTCGCATAGACTCATGTTCTTTCTTCAATTCCTCTATACGTTTTAGATTTTCTTTAATCATTTTGCTGTGTTTTAAACGACGAATGTTGTGCGTATTATCCTTATAATCCGCTTCATTCATCATTTTCTTCAAATTGAGCCTTTCTTCCGGAGTCATCGACATTTTTTATAACATTTATTTTGAGCCAGTTTTTATGTTATTTGTATCCTTTATAATATATAAAAATAATCTATATGTCGGATTTAGATACCCCCCCTTCTATGAACGAATTAATGATAAAATATTTTGTACCACCAGTAACGACAATGTATATGCAATGGGGAGAAACTATCATGGTGATAATATTCTTTTTGGTGATGTTCGTTGGTTTAGGATATTGGTATGTATATTCCAATTATTCTGAATATCAGAATCGCATTGCAGTCATTAGTAATGCATATTTATTCGGAAAAGATCCCCAAATGGAATTTGAAAGATACATTACAAATGCTCAAAACAATAGTTTAGGAGCAGCTGTAAACAACATACAATCAGCAACAAGCGAAATTGTCGATGAAAGTTCTCGTCTCAATATGACAGCAAGTCGGTTGGCGAATACAGTAGCCACTGATCTACCACAAAGCGCAACCGAGACCAGCAATTTAGGCATTTCCATTTTGAGTAACATTGCAAAGTTGCGAGACACCATTTCCAAATTAGGTGGATCATTTGTTTTGAGTAATTACATACATGATGGTGCGATTTCAACTGTAAAATCACCAGAACAAAGTAGTCAAAGTCCTTCACCTGTTAAAGCTCCAGATTCATCGTCATCCTCTTAAAAGTAAAATCAACGCTAATTATATATTAGTTTATAAATCAAAATGAAATATTTACCATTGTCCTATTTTAGTTATCACACCCCGTATTATGTTGCATCGTGGTTAGTAGTTATTTTATTTGCCACGTTTATTTCGATGATGTATTTGGCGATGAAATACGAGGTTTATAATAAACAACATGTATGCGATCCAATGTATTATTATGGAAAACCCTGTTACAATTATATTAGTGAGCGATTATTAACCAATTCAGCCTTTTCGGATGCTAGAAATACATTTTATAATAATCTGGACACTTATGAACCTGAAACTGCACAGTTTAAAGGAGCAAAACAAACCGCAATAAACGCAAAACAAATTATTGAAAAATCGTCAAAACCCGCTATTGAACGTGCTATGAAAAAAGAAAAAGATTTTATCGAAGAAAATAGTTCGCAAATCGACAACATGACTTCTATTTTACAAGTTCTAAGTTTGAAATATTTAGGAAATTTACAAGACACCATTGAAGAAACCAAGGATTTACCGGATGGTTTACAAGATCAGTTAACAAATATACCCAATGAAATAGAAAATTTACGCATATTAGTCAAAGAAAGTTTGGTGGATCCAGTATATACTCGTTATAGTGCTCCTTTAAACAAATTGTATCGTTCGTTGAGTGATATAAAGGAAGCTACGGACTCACATTAAATTTTTCTCATTACAAATATATAAATTGTAATGAAAGATCGTGCATCTGTAGGTCTTATTGCTGTGATTGTTGTATTGGCGTTGGTTGTGATTGGCGTTGCATTAACATCTACTATTAAAGTTCGTCCTTACAACTTTTTCAATAAGCTATCCAACAACAAAATAGAAAACATGACTGTGAAAAACGAAAAAGGACAAGATCGTATTCGCTATGCGCAATACCCAAACGCAAAATCCATTAACGTTAAAAACGAATATTTGATCAATAGCGAAAGTTCTTCCGAAGACGCTGAACGTGTACACCAATTACCAGGTGGATTGTATGGTCCCAATGAAGAAAAAATATTGACATTCGGAAATGTACAAACATCGCTTTCTCAGCAATGTGCCAATACTTCTAGTGGTTATTCTGGACCAGGTGGTCATTCTTGTTTTAACAAGGAGCAATTAGACTTGCTCACAACTCGCGGTGGAAATCAAACATGTGTAAAGCCTTGCCAGGCGAAAATAAATCCATGTGGAAACAAGAAATAATTATCGGGTAGTAAAACAATATTCACAATAACAAACTGATTTAGACCTATCGGGGTCTATATCAATTGAATCAATAATCCATTTATGTTTACATCTGTTTTCGATAAAATGATTGATCTCGTTCAATATTTTTTCATAATGAGCAGTTCGATTTATTCTAGGTAACGTTTGTAAACTCAATTTGCAATTAATTAATAATGAAAGTTCGTCCATGTTTTTTGCAATAAAAAAAATACAATATATACAATCAATTTTTCTTATTATGTATTTACACATACATCGCCAAAATGCTCTGGTTTTGCTCCTCTTCACTCTTAATTAGTTTACGCACTTGCTCGTAATTCACCTCGATCGGAAATTGAATCTTCAAGTCCATATCTTTTTCAAACAAATTCTTTTCGGGTTTCATCAATCGGAACAAATTCAATTTCGTATGAATCACCTCCAAACATCGCTTCAAGTTACGAACGCCTTCTTCTCCCTTTGTCAATACCTTGTTTCCAATGATTTCTTTAATCGTTTCATCGGGGATTTTCAATTCGTCTTCGCTAAAACTCACTTGTTCTCTTATTTTCGGAAGCAAGAAATCCCGAGCAATTATGAGCTTTTCCTTTGCATCATAACCCTTGGTTTCAATGCGATACATTCGATCACGCAAAATCGGGTTAATATTTGACTCGTCATTATAACTAAAGATGAACAAACACTTGCTCAAATCGAAATCAATGTCCGCAAAATACTTGTCGTGAAATTGACTGTTTTGAGAAGTATCTGTCAAATGAGTCAAAATACCGATGATTTCTTGACCACGTGCGCTATCACTGACTTTGTCCAATTCGTCAAAATAAATCACTGGGTTCATGCACTTGCTATCCATTAAGATTTGCACAATTTTACCCCAAAGACTACCTTCATATGTATAACTATGGCCTTCTAAGAAACTCGAATCACCCGTGCCTCCCAATGCAATGAACGTGAATTCGCGACCTAAGATCTTACTAATACCTTCTTTTACAAGGGACGTTTTACCGGTACCAGGAGGTCCTTTAATCGCAATTGCACTACCGAGCGCATTTGGATTCGTAATCCATTGACCGATCATTTGCATGATCTGCATTTTGGCGTCATTGAGTCCATAAACACAATCGTCGAGGGTTTTCTTTGCATTTTCCATGAATTCACTACAAACATCAATTCCATCTTTGCGAGATACACTGAGATTTTTATGCACACCAAAAGGAATACGCATAAATGCATCTACCCAGGTTTTCAATTTGTAATATTCGGGATCTCCGGGTTCCATGGAACGCAACATATTGACCTTTTGCAATACAGTTGCCTTATATTTAGGCGGAATCGAACTATCCAATAAGGAAAGTCGATATGGTTTCTTTACATCGATATGTTCATTGACCTTCTTGAGTTCCTTCATTACACGCAATTGCTCCTGATTGCTCATTTCCTTTTTGAAATATTCCAACTCACTTGGACGTTTTGCACCAGTGTTAATTAATTTGTGGTATTTCTTCGCGTTTTTCATGCGCGATTTTTTGATCAATTTACGAATTGATTGACGACAGTCTTCGAGCTGTTTGGTGAGATGTTTGCTTTTCGGATTCGCCTTTACCTTTTCACTGAGGTGCTTTTTGAGTTCAACCAATTCCTTGTATTCATTGTCGACTATATTTAATTCTTCTTCATTTTCCTCAGACGTTTCGGTTTTGTTGTGACGCTTCTTCTTCTTTTTATTCTTTTTTTCCTTTTTCGCCTCGTCATTCTTTTGAATATTTTCCGGCATTTCGATAGTTTGGTAGTTTTCCTTCATAAACGTTTTTTCATCATCACTGTCACATTCGTCATTATCTTCCACGAGAACATCTTCATCATCTTCCGTTCCTAAAATCGCTTGTCCACCGCCTCCCATTGTCAAAATAATGTTGAAATCACTCGCCGATTCCAAATCGTCATCATCATCATAATCAGAATCGTCTTCCGAGTCATAGTCGTCTAAATCGATTTCCTCCTCGTCTTCATCCGAAGACGAATCATATTTCTTCTGCTTCTTTGTTTTCTTCTTTTTAGAAACAATTGTGTTTTTTTTCACCTTTTTATTCTTTTTCTCGTCTTTTTTGATTTTTTGATTAATATAGTTTGAAGGAAACAATGCAGCTAACGTTTTACGTAATTCTTTTGGATCCAAATCTGAATCATTTTCGTAATCAATATCTTCATCATCTTCGTCTTCCTCATCATCATCATCATCTAAATCAACATATTTGCGATTCCTCTTTGATTTACGTCTAGGTGGTACATATTCCGATTCATCATCTTCTTCTTCATCCGAATCGTCTTCTTCGGAATCATCATCGCTAAGTGTTTCATAATCATCGTCGTCCGATGATTCATATATTTCCCCTTCCTCTAAACTAATTACTTCATCGTCGTCGTCATCGCGATTATTTTTACGCAATTTCTTCGACGTAGTTGACTTGTTTTTGTTGGAAGCTTTTTTGTCGGTGTTTTTCAATGGCATGTTTTAGTATTCAATAACGAATTATTTAAATGGTGATTCTCATTATTTATATTTTCAGAATCAATTTTTCACAAAGAAGAAAATCGGCGTTTTTGCTAAAATAAAGTTTAGGAGAAAATTGATTTGTATTGTTCATTATGAAACAATATAAAATTTAGACTTGTATATTATACTAAACAATGCCGCCATCATTAAAATTAAATGAATACAAGGCGCCTTCTAAAATCATTGGGGTTCAATTTAGTATGTTATCTCCCGAAGAGATTCGAAAGAACTCTGTTGTGGAAATCACCAGTCGGGATACATACAATAATAATAAACCTTTAGTCGGAGGCATGTTTGATCCACGCATGGGTGTATTGGAACCAGGAATCATTTGTCCTACAGATGGATTGACGTACATTGATACGCCGGGATATTTTGGACATATTGAACTGGCTCGTCCTGTATTTGCGATTCAGCATATTAAGGATATTATGAAAATCGCTCGATGTGTGTGTTTCAAATGTAGTAAATTATTAATTAATAAAAACACCCATAACCACATAACCAAATGGAAATCTGATGCGAGATGGGATTATGTTTCTAAATTGGCTTCTGGTGTAAAACGCTGTGGCGAAGCTACAATGGACGGATGTGGATGCAAGCAACCCGATATTAAATTGGAAGGCATGGCAACTATTTTAGCCATTTGGGAGAATATGGATACTGAAAAAGAAGATAAAACCATTACTATGAAATTGACACCCGAAATCATCTTGAAAATATTCAAGCGTATTTCCGATGATGATGTTACATTCATGGGTTTCCATCCGCTTTGGTCTCGTCCCAATTGGATGGTGTTGGAGGTGCTTCCTGTTCCTCCACCTGCAGTGCGTCCTTCTGTAAAACACGATGCACAACAGCGTAGTGAAGATGATCTGACACACATTTACATTAATATTATTAAAACAAACAATATTTTGAAGGAAAAAATGGCGAATCATGAGACCAATGCCAATGTAATCGACGGTTGGTTTAATATTTTGCAACACTCGGTTGCAATGATCGTAAACAACAAGATTAAGGGCGTTGCTCCAATGGCACAGCGTTCAGGTCGTCCTCTAAACTGTATTATGGGACGATTGAACTCGAAGAATGGTCGTATTCGCGGTAACTTAATGGGTAAACGTGTTGATTTTAGTGCACGTTCGGTGATTACAGGTGATCCTAATTTATCTGTTCGTGAGTTGGGTGTTCCTCTCAAAATCGCTATGAATATTACCAAACCGGTTATGGTAAACGATTTGAATCGCGAATATTTGATGAAATTGGTGCAAAATGGACCGGAAATTTACCCAGGAGCCAAAATATTAGAGCGTAAAAACGGTGAAAACATTTCCTTGCGTTATGTAGATCGCGATTCGCTTTATTTGGACAATGGCGACGTGGTTCATCGTCATATGACAGACGGAGATGCGGTATTGTTTAATAGACAACCGAGTCTCCACAGAATGTCTATGATGTGTCATATTGTTCGTGTAATGAAGGTAGGAGATACATTCCGTATGAATGTAGGTGACACCAAGCCTTATAATGCGGATTTTGATGGTGATGAGATGAATATGCACATGCCTCAAAACGTATTGGCGGAAACAGAATTGCGCGAATTAGCTGCGATCCCTTATCAGGCTATTAGTCCTGCTTCCAATGCGCCAATCATCGGTATTTACCAGGATTCTTTGTTAGGATCCTATCGTTTGACCCGACCAAATATTAACTTTACTCCATTGGAAGCCATGAATTTGCTGATGATGTATCCTCATGTGCGTCCAGAAGAACTTCGCAAAGAAAATGGAGGTAAAGTGTCTTCCTTTGAAGTGTTGTCGCAAATTATGCCACCTATTAGCGCTACATACAAAACAAAGAGCTTTAAAGAAGGAAAAGACGATTATGCCACTTCAAACAACGTATTGGAAATACGCAATGGTAAGATTCACCGTGGTCAATTGGACAAATCGGTCATTGGTTCTACGACCAAGGGTCTATTGCATCGTGTTTGCAATGATTATGGAAATATGGCCTGTGTAAATTTCAATGATAATCTGCAAAACATTGTAACCGAATACTTGAAAACAAGTGCGTTTAGTGTGGGAATTAGTGATTTGATTGCAAATAAATCTACACAAACACAGATTTTACAGGTCATCGCCAAACAAAAGGGTGAAGTGCAAGAGCTTATTGAAAAGGTTCATTTGGGTATATTTGAAAACAATACGGCGAATTCCAACAATTTGGAGTTTGAAACCAGTGTTAACAATACACTCAATAAGGCCACGGAAGAAGCGGGTAAAATCGGTCGTGATAGTTTGGATCCCAATAATCGTTTTGTGATTATTGTAAATTCGGGTTCAAAGGGTTCACCTATCAACATTTCCCAGATGATTTCTTGTTTGGGACAAACCAATGTAGAAGGCAAACGAATCCCCTATGGTTATGACAGTCGCACATTGCCTCATTACCACAAATTCGATGACAGCCCTGGAGCACGTGGTTTCATCGAAAATTCCTATATTTCCGGTTTGACTGCTCCTGAACTCTTCTTCCACGCTATGGGTGGTCGTATTGGTCTTATTGATACAGCAGTAAAGACCTCACAAACGGGTTATATTCAAAGACGTCTTATTAAGGGTCTAGAAGATCTCAAGGTCGAATACGATATGACCGTTCGTAACAACAAGGGTAAGATCATCCAATTCACATATGGCGACGATGGTTTTGACACAACCAAAGTAGAAAACCAAACCGTCCCTTTGGTGGGAATGAGTATCGAAGACATTTACATGCACTACGATATTATGGGTGTGAATGACCAAGACAGTGACTTATTGACAGTCTATACCCGCGGAACTATTTCCCGATCTAAAGAAACAACGCAAGGAAACCCAAGGAAATTTGTCAAAATATATTACTAAATGATGTCGTTCGACGTAACGACATTGTAAATAAGGTGTTTAAAGGGAAAAATGAAAACTCGCATTTCCATGCCGATTTCCTTCCAAAATACCATTGTCAATATCCAAGGGCAAATGGAATTGAAAACACAATGCCATTGATATTACACCTTTGGAGCT